GGTCGGGAGGTGGCCTCGCTGGTGTGGTGGATGACGGACCGCACCGATCCTTTGGACGGTAACCGGCGCTTGCGTAAGCAGATCGAGGTGTCACGCTGGCAGTATGCCCCGCGTGAGGCCAAGATGCTCAAGCTCGCCGACCTGTACGACAATGCGGTGGATATCATGGCGCATGATGCGGACGGGTTCGGCCCGGTCTTTTGCCGCGAGGCTCGGGAGTTGCTAAGTAAGGCCCTGTACGGGAGCCACTATAGGATGAGTGAACAGCTTCATTCATTGCTTCATTCAATTAAGCCAAAGGAGGAAAAGCATGATTAGTGCCAAGAGCGCCATTGCATGGACCGAGGGTGATCCTTCGGTCGGGATTTGCGGGGCTTCCTTTGAGATACTTGGCCCCTTCATCTTCGATGACACGGAGGATCGGGAAGCCCAACGCACCGCCCTGAAGGAATGCTTCGGCAAGATCACCGACTTCCCGGTAACGGTGGAGTTCGATGACGAATTAAGGGGACGGGCACGGGATGAGACCCGCGCCGCCATTACCGAGGTATTGGATCGTCTTTCCAAGAGGCAGGCGGTTGATGCCATCATGGATATGATTCCCTAGGAGGTTTATCTAATGGAGAAATACGACAAGTCTTTGGCCCTTGTGCCTTTCTATCTCATGGCCTTGATCGAGCGAGCGGGTCGGCTTGGGTATGAGCCTATCCATGTACGCGATGAAGAAGGGGAGATTCATGCCATCCCCAAGAGGTCCACCCCTTTTGCTTTCGTGCTTTACATGCTCGGGGAACTGGATTACTTGGAAGTGGATTTTACCAATACCAGCGGTGGCACCCCGTACACGTTTACCGTGGCGATGCTTGCCAGTGCGGTAGAGACCGATGCCCGGGAAGTCTTCTCCGATTACTGGAGCGCGGATATGTCCTTGACCACGATGGACCGGATCATGGAACAGGCGGGCATCCGTGAGACTTTGAAGAAATGATCCTGTCCCCAAGTTTATATAAGCCATGATGGTGATGGTCATGGTGATGGCGATGGCGGGCACTGCGCGTCAACTGCCCTTGTCACCATGGTGATGGTGATGGTCATGGTTGCGACCTTGCGCGTACAGGTAATTATGAGCGGCCTTGTACGTTTTTATTTCCTTCATTTTCTAGGGAAGAGGAAAAGCCCTACAGCATTAGGAAGACAGAGGGCAGAATGTAGCGATTAAGGGCCTTCACAAGAGCGTAGCAAGGTTTTCCCAGACAGGCCCGTAGTGGGGTAGCTAAATACAGGCGTAGCAGGGATTAGGAGAGATATTCCCCTATGGGAGGGATTTTCTTCCGTAGGGGATTTTTTTATCCCGTGTAGGTATTTTTCGTTTCCGGCACTCGGGCGCATAGGGCCGTGATTCGCACGATGAGAGCAACCCGGCGCCCCTCTAACACAAATAAAAATCCGTGTCAACCCTCGCTGATCTGGTGTGCTACTCGACCAGTACACCCCATCTAGCACAATTTTTTCTACCTGTCAAATCCCATTATTCCTTTTCGTTATCACGTATTGACAAAGGGCAATTTTTTATGTTACTCGCGCACGGGCGCGTATTGACACGGTGTGCGCTTTGTGGGAGGATGTACCCACTAGCTAGTTAGATATAACTAGCCTGATCTTTATCAATTTGGACGCTATGCCTAGTGAATAGGTCGGGGCCGAAACCCCGCACTACGTGTAGCAGGTGCGATTGATCTAGTTAGCTGACTATTTTTACCGGAGGGTACTAATATGATGACCAAATCCGACGCGATGCACCAAGCACGGTTTCTGCGCTTGGAGATTGAGCACATTCGGGATTACGGAACCGAACAAGAGCGTGCTGGCGCACGCGACCTGCTGGCCCGCCTTGGCAGCTTTTGGATGACGGAGTTGCATTTTGGGCAGGGCCGCTCTTTTGATCTTGAGGCGTTCATTGCAGAATGCGGCGCCCGGGTGGAATGGGATTATCACCGTACATGCGGCGAGTTTCCCGTTGTTGTGCTGGAACCGAAATCGGAGGGTGAATGATGAAACAGTTAATACAATTTGTGCGGTCCCTGTACGTGGATTTGTTTGCTACACGTACCAATGTGCGGGAAGCAATCGAATACGCGTATGAGGTTTTTCGCGCGGAGACCGGCGGGAATCCTAGTGCATGCACTACGGCTTTGCATGTAGTGCTGAACACAATTTCCCACCGGCTGGAATCGGAATTGTCATCCCTGCCTGATCCTTACGTAGTGCTTGGAGCGTTCGCTTTAGCTATTCACAATACCCGGGTTCAATACAAGACAGAGCGTTCCTTTGACGAGTTTGAGACCGTCAAACAGGCGCTTGATCTGCTAGCTGAAAAAGTCCAGTTTGATCTGATCGAACTATGCGGTTTTTCGCACGGGGACATCGCCGAGTTTTACAAGCACAGCGGATGTCTGGGCGGGGAATAATCCCCGCCTTTTCTTTTTATCTAACCCGGAGGGTTTAGAGCTATGAGCATTGCAATTTATGACTACCACAACGGCGAGGCTTGCAAGTCGCGTGCGCTAGGATCGCGCGGCCTGATTGGTATCGAGGCCGAAATTAATGCACCGTACGAGTATCTGGTGTACGACTACGACGACGAAAGCAGGGAATTGGTCGGATCGATGGGCGACGATCTGGAATGCATTTCTCTTTCGCGCGGCCTGCCCCAGTGTTTCACGGTCGAGCTGGACGGGAGTTTGGGAGACAACGGCATCGAGGTCATCACGTCGCCATTGTCAATGTATGACCACCCCGAGCTGTTTGGTGCTTTCTTTGACTGGATTGAGCGTTACGCAGACGAGCCGGGTGAGGATTACGGGCTCCATATGCACATATCCGACCTGATCACGTCACCGCTGCACCTCGCGCGACTGATACGTTTGTGCTGGACCATGCGTGCTTTTACCCGTACTCGCGTTATGCGGCAGGATGACGGCACGTATTGTTCATTTGGAGCGATACGCTACCCACAGACGGCGGTGCATTTTGGCAAGTACTGGTCTAACTGGAAAACCCAAAGGCAGCCCGAGGGTTCTTTATGCCAGCCTACGGAAAAATACGCAGCCATCCGACTGCATCATCAAGGCACCGTCGAATTGAGGTTCCCGCGCTCTTTCGATAATGCGGTTTTGCTCATGCGGCAGTTTGTGTTTGTGCTCGGCATGATCGAACGCGCTAAGACCTTCCGACTGTCTACACAATCTATTGCGGATCAGGTAGCGGAAGGTCTCCACATATTCGATACGGGCAAGCGTTACGCAAAACGGTACGGTGTTATTTCCGATGCCGCCGCCCGCACTCTCTTTATCTAATCGGAGGATTCCATTATGTGCATCATCATAGAAGCACCTACAGGCGTTGAGTTTGACGCGGGCATTGTGTACGAAGAGCAGTTTTATAATTCCGACGGAGTGGGTCTTGTCTATTGGGACAAAGGAAAGCGGGTTACCGCGCGGGCGTTCAGTGACAAGAAGCAATTTAAGCTACTGGACTTTGCCTGTTCACTGCCTGCCGATACCCCGCGCTACTTGCATATGCGCATTGCGACGCATGGCAGTCTGGACCTCGCTAACGTACATCCATTTCGGATCAATCAGGATTGGCTAGTGATGCATAACGGCGTCATGGGCACGTTCGCGGCACTAGCGGGTACAGACAAATCCGATACCGCGCGGTTTGCGGAGTGGGTCGGGTATATGTCCGCCGCGTACAAGCAAAGCGATCTAGCGGACCCGCTCACGGATAAGCGATTCCGCATGGCCCTGCGTCGCATGGTGGGGTACTCGCGGCTGGTGTTCATTCATCGTGACCCTGAGCGATCCTTCAAGGTGGACACGGACCAGTCCGGATATAGGCATGGCGGATGCTGGTATTCGCATATGCCCGAGGCGCTTTACACGTCCCCTGTAACCGTCGATGAGCACGAAGCGGCAGTGTGGTCCGGCGATTGGTCCATGACATCATTTAGCGATTCTGGATTCCGCAAGGATGCAAACGGCAATGTGCGATGGGAACAGGGCGGCACGAAAGCGGCCAAGGTGAAAACCGAACGCATGCAATCCACGCGCACCAGTCGCAAGCGGGACAAGCGGAAGAATAAACGTACTCGCACCAAGCAGGCACCAGCCAAGTACTAATTCTCCGGTAGCGCGTCGGTTCCATTCTTTATCCCGTAGGGGGTAGGGGGTGGGGCCGACGCGCATTTTTTTATGTGGGTCCCTGTCTTGGTCCGCTCCACAAACGACCACTGAAAAAAGTGTTTTTGATTATATTTAGTAGCCCCATGCTATAATGCCCGGTAACCATGACTGCTAATGAGGACCCCATGCCGCGCCATCCCCGAACCGATCATGACTGGCGGGACATTTCCACTGAAAAGCGCCGGGTGTATGTTTTTATCAGCCGGGGGCGTAAAGTCAAGGTCTACATCGATGAGCCGGAGTGGCTGGCCGTGACCCCGAGGGGCCATCAAATCGTGACCAAGGATGGTCACGGCCATTATGTGCCGAACGGGTGGGTGCATATGCACCAGATTCCACACCCGGGCTGTGAAACGGGGGATGTGAGGGGTACTGATTTATAAATCATACCTTAAGAGCGTCTAAACCCCATTTAGGAGACTTTAAGAGCATGTTGCAGAAAATTATTGATGGGGCCAAGCTCCTGTTGGTGTATGGCGTACTTCTTCCGGCGGTGTGGGTATGGAGGAAGCTGGGCGGTACCTTTTGGAGATAAGCTGATGAGAAAGCTGAAAGTGGTTGCATGCGACGGGGATTCCGGTGTGGGACTGGAATTTTATCTGGACAAAAGGCACCTGCTGGTCATTGAATACAAGCCCGGTGAGCTTTCCTTCTCGGGATGGTGGGGCGAAGAGAGTTACCTCGGTGTAGCGTCAGTGGGTAAGCACAATCCGCAGATCGAGCAATGGTTTGAGAAGCTGCGCTTCGCCAATTGTGAGGATAAAGCGCCCGCAGATTCCCCGCAGCGGCTGTTTCACACTGTTGAAACACGCGTCCTTGGCAACGGGGCCGTTCGTTTTGAGCCGGTGACGGCGGATGTGGCCCGTGACGCGATGCTCCCGGAGAACGCCGACCCCGAACCTGCGGCCAGCGTGGCGGTGTATCTGGATGATGGGCGCGTGTATAGCTACAACGTTATTTCAGGCGCGAAGGGGACCGAACACGCCGCCGCGATCATCCGCACCGGCTATCGCCACAAGGTCCCCGGCTGCATGGAGCATTACCCGCCCCACCGGATTCTCAAGGTCGTGGTGCGCGGGGACACAATAGTTCCCACCTACAACGATTCAGTGAGGGGCACATGAACGCAAGCTTCTGGGTTGGTATTGGCATCATCGGCTTGTCCCTGATCCGGGCAGGTGGAACATTCTGGGGAAATTTCGAGCGAAAGGCCGGAAAATGGCGATTACTGATAAAATCTCGATCAATCTGAGGAAATTTCGAGTCCGGCCATAAAGGAGATATAGACATGAAAGTATGGAAAGAAAAGGATTGCGAAGAAGGGTTTTTTGTGCGGTTTGATACGGACGGTGAATTTCTATTTGAAGCGTACATATGTCATTCAGGCGGAGAGCGGGTTTCGGGGGGTAATTTATTTTACGTTTCTGAAGTTGGAACCGTAACATTTTTCCCCAGCGTACACAAATATTCGGCTAGACGCGCTGGCGTTCAGTTGAATGCCAAGGGACAGATGGAACACAACTAAGATGACCCAAATCTTCATCATCCCAAAAGAAAACCGCGAGCGCATGATCGAGCGCCTGTCTGGCTTCCTGCGCGATATGACCCCCGGTAAGCCGATCAAGGTTGAAGTCGGGCCGTATCGCAAGACACGAAGTGCGCAGCAGAACAACGCTGCTCAGGGGAAAGAACCATGACTGAAGTTAACCGTTTTGAAGCTCACGCTTACCAGCAGGGCTACCGCAACTTCACCCGCTATGCAGACGGGCTATGGGCCGGGGAGTATATCGATCCCACCCTGCGAATGATGTGGCGCACATGGTGCGCGGCTCTCCCCGCAGCTAGAGAGACAGCCCGGGCCTTGATGGCACGCCCGCGCGGTGCCGATATGCGCAGCCTGACCTGCGAGTGTGGCAGGCCGAGCGTGTATGAGTCCGGCGAATGCGCCGAGTGCGGTGGCAATTCCTCATGAAGAAATGGCTCATCCTTGGAGGTGTCGTGCTGTTCCTGCTGTCCCACCTTCTCAATCCTCTTGGCCTGAAGGAAGAAGATGAAAACTAATCCTTCCCTTACCCCGTGGACCGTGTGGGACTGGCATGATTTTTCCCTTGGCCTGCGTATTTCCCACATTCCCCGCAATGGGCTTTTCACCGGGCTGCATCTGGGCTTTCTCAAGGTCGGCCTGCAACTGGATTGGCGCTTCTAGACCTAGCCCGCGTCCCTGACAAAACATGCTATACTGCCAGTGTCACTATCGCGCAAGGAGGCGCAGTGTGAGAGGCAGGAAAGCCAAGGAAGCAGGACGGGCGGCGCGTATCGGCGCGACTAATTATCATGCATGGCAGATCACCGATGAGGAGCATCCCCCGGCAGGCATCCATCTGGTGTCGGTGCCGTCGCTGGTGACCGAGAAGGACCCCTATGGGTTGCGTCCGATTACCAATTCCTACCGGCTGGACGTGGATTCGTTCAAGCGGCGCAAGAAGCTCGTCAAGCGGGCGCTTCGCGCACGGTAGCCGGGAAAGGGTGAGGGCGCTACGCGCCCTCTGGGTCCAAAGGAGTGCCAATGCCCAAGAAACTTCCCTCCTACACGGTAAAACTCGCTGTACCGGAAGGCACCCAATGGGTTGCTACGGAACCGGACGGTGCGGTATCCTTTTTCGCTGATAAACCCCATGCCGCCAAGAAAGGAGAGGGATGGGTCTCGCAGCACGGGCCGCTATTGCGTTATTTTACCGGCTTTCCGTGTCGCAAATGGAAAGATTCACTACACAAGTTCCCGAATGGAGGATCGAAGTAATGTTCAAACCACACCGGCCAATCCAGAAGGTGTTAGCGAAGGAAGGAATAGACATGCGGTTTTTGCGTCATGGCAAGCATTATATCTATGAGATTTCCAAAGAAGACCGCACCGCCCGACTCGTACTGGATGGCACCCGTGATTCCAATGTACGCAATATCCGTAATACCTTGAGCCGTGCTCGGCGAATGCTGCAGGAGTGATACATGAAAGAGGATGTGCAACTGATCAATTCTATGGGGAACGACCTGATGGTGGTAAACGCGGCGCGGGTCTCTATGGCTAAGGAATCCAAGGTATTCAGTGATGCCGATGCGAAACTTATCCGTTTTCTGGCTCGCCATCATCACTGGACTCCCTTTGGGCATGTGATGCTCCAGTTCCGGATCAGGATGCCGATCTTCATAGCCCGGCAATGGTACAAAAGCACCGTGGGGTTGCTTCGCAATGAGGAATCACGGCGCTATGTTGATCACACCCCTGAGTTCTTCGTGCCGGAGGTGTGGCGTAAACAGGCGGAAAATGTCAAGCAGGGGTCCAGTGATGAGCCGGTGGACTACCAAAGGTACATTACAAGGGAGGTGGAAGAGTTCTACCGGGCGAGCGTTCAGCTATATCAAGCCTTCTTGGAACAGGGGGTGTGCCGGGAACAGGCGCGGATGCTGCTCCCCCAAGCCATGTACACGGAATTTGTGGAAACCGGCTCGTTGTACGCCTACGCCCGTATTTGCAAGCAGCGTCTTGACTCCCACGCCCAGAAGGAAACGGGAGCTTATGCCGAGCAGATTGCCACGTACTGTGCAGAGGTTGCCCCTGTTGCGTGGCAGGCACTCATGGAGTTGGACTGATGGACTTTGATATGGATAAAATCTCCCAACCGTGGAGATTCCTCTACCGATTGCTGTCCCTGATTGGGGCAGCTTTTACGATCTTCCCCCTAGTGATTCTGGTCGTGGGGTTCACCCTGTTCCTTGCAATTGCTTCCGATGGGTGGGAATACGGCTACAAGAACACACTGAAGAACACGCTTTCCTGATATGAAAGAGCACATCCTTATCTCAGGGACGGGACGTGCAGGTACTTCGGCGCTGGTGCATTTCCTGACCGAGCTTCAGTATGATACCGGCTTTGCAGGCCATATTGAGCAAGCGTGGCTTCCTACCTGCCAAGCAGGGTTGGAGCATGATCTTCGCAAGCTCGATGAAAGCAGTCCGCTCATCGTCAAAGACCCGGCTTTCTGCGAATACGGGCATGAACTTCTCACTTCCGGAGGGGTGAACTTGTCCTTGGCCTTGATTTGTGTTCGTGATATCACACAAGCGGCTGGCTCTCGGATTCACCATCATCACAGGCACCGCAGGATTTATCCTGACTTGGCAGCTTCGGCAATTCCCGGCGGTCTCGTTGGCACGGATGACCCGGATGAACAGCAGCGTGTCCTCTTGGAGTATGAGCATTCCCTGATTTGTACCCTTTCCAGATTTTCTATTCCCATGACCTTTCTTCATTTCCCTTCTTTTGTACTGGATTGGGAGTATTGCTATGACGCAATGGAAAGTCTGCGCCAGATGAAAGGGGCAGTCTTTGGAAAGGATGATTTCAAGCAGATTCATCACCAAGTGTTCAAACCGCAGAAGGTGCATGCTTACAGTTTCTAGGAGATACAAATGGAACTTGTACACATCATGGTAGATATAGAGACGTTGGGGCTGCCCCCGATGCCTCGCATGCTTTCCATTGGAGCATGCCGTTTTAATCCTTACCGACCGCAGCCTGTTTCCTATCTGGAAGATCATTCCTTTTATGTGGCTATTTCCGGGTATACCGACGATGAGCCTTTCATCACTGATCAGAATACCGTGCAGTGGTGGAGTGAGCAAAGCAAGGAAGCACAGGATATGGCGTTTCCTTCGGAAAGTGAAACCCTAAAACCCAAGGAAGCAATGCAGCAATTCTTCTCTTGGTGTGCCAGCTTTCTTGCCGAAGAGGGCGATTCTCTTATGGTCTGGGCGCGAGGGACAGATTTCGATATCACGATTCTGGAAGCTCATGCGCGTTATTATGGGCTATCGATTCCTTGGCCTTATAACCACAAATGTGATCAGCGGTCGGTGGAAGGGGTCTTGAAGCAGTTTTACTATGATGTATGCCAAGAGGCGCAGCGGCGTCTCCTTCCGCGTGTGCCGTTTTCCGGTATCCCTCATCATCCTACTGATGATGCCATTCATCAGGCGCGTAGTCTGCAGAGTTTGTACGACACGATAGCTTCATACACGGGTCGTGCGTTTGCAGGTTGTCAAGCGTAATTTTGTGTAGAAGGACAATTAGATGAAAGTAGTCATGACCATCAGCATTCCGGGGTACAAGAAATTGAATGTGCCCTGTGAAAGCCTTTCTGAGGCACAGGCCAAGTTTCTTGAGATAGCTCGGGATGTTGGGGCCAAGCAAAAGCCTCCCACGTACGGGGGTCCGACTGCAACTCTTCTTCGAAAGAGTGATTATGAGGACAAACCGTATACTTCTCCGGAGTGGGTTCTGGTGTTCGGAATGCGGGGAGGCGTCAACATCAATTGGTTAAAGGACTCATGACATGCTGGAAGAGTTGGAAAGCATTACAATCCTGAAGACGATGGCAAAGTCCTGTCGAACAATGGGTAATGTCGAGTTGGCGGCTGAATTGGAACATGTTATTTCCCTGATTCACAAGGAAATGGCTGGTTTTGTCGTGGGATTGCATACCCACAAGAAAGACGCTGAGTTTGGAAGGGAAGACTAATGCGTGATCCGTCCTTGATTCGGGATGCTTCTATTTCTCCTGACGGTCTATATCGGTATATGTTGCTACGCCGATGGAATCGGGAGGGTGATCTGGTCTTGTTCGTGGGGCTAAATCCCTCCACGGCGAACGCCTATGCAGATGATCCGACTGTGCGCCGCTGTATGAGCTTTGCCAAGGAATGGGGATATGGGGGCCTGATGATGGTCAATCTCTTTGCTATGCGCTCTACAGACCCTTCTTTGCTGCTTCACCGTCCGGACCCCGTGGGACCGGAGAATAATGGCTGGATTCATGCCGCTAATATTGGTTGTGAGACCACGGTAATCATGTGGGGAGATAAAGGGGACTTGAAGGGGCGTGATAAGGAAGTGTTGGAGATTTTGCAAAACCCCCAAATGGAAAAATCCATTCGTTGCTTCGGGCGCACCAAGCGTGGAAATCCTCGTCACCCGCTGTACCTGAAGAAATCAACCCAATTGGAGGACTTTTTTGATGCCGATGCAGTGGTGGCTTCGAAAGAAACCGCAACAAGTTGAAGAAGAGGAAAGTGGATTTCCCTTGGTGATTGAGGGATTAAATCTAATCCAGACCCTAGATATTCATGATGACATGTTCATTTGTTTGAAGGGTAACTTTCGAGCACAGGATTTGGACTTTATTCAGCGTGTGATCAAAAGTTGGGGGTGGGAACGAGTTCTGGTCATGCGCCTTCCTCCTGATGGAAAGATTACGGTAGTGGAGAAAACCGATGAATTGGCTTGATGGGCTTAGCTGGTTTGCCAATGCTGTCATTCTGGTGGCTCAATGGAATGTTGGGAATCAGCATCGATGGGCTTTTATCGTGAGTTTCATTGGTGAAGCTATCTGGGTCACGTATGCTGTCATTGAACACAAGTGGAGCTTGGCCTTCATCTGTGTTTTCTTTGCGCTGATGGCGGTGAGGAACTATATCAAGTGGGCACCTCCGGGCACTATTTTTAATACTTGAAGAGGTATCTATGCATTTTGAGAAGCTACAGATTATCAATGAGTATGAACGCTTGATGGATAGTGAAGTGGTCAAGGCCGTGACTGCTGTTCAGAAGCAGATTCGTAGGGACTTTTCTCGTTTCTGGCATGTAGGCAATCCTACATTGGAAATCGTGGACGGTCCGCACAAGCTCAATCACAAGCTGCCGTGGGTGGTGATTCTGGACAATACTGATCATGCGGGTGCTCTGGGATACCACGACATGACCAAGGAGCACATGCCGGTAGGAAAGGTTTTCGCAGGAAGTGATCAGCGTTACGGGATGAACTGGAATGTGACCTTTTCTCATGAAATCTTGGAGTTGCTGGCTGACCCGCAGATCAACCGGGTGGTGGAAGGCCCGAATCATCATATGTATGCGGTGGAAGTGTGTGATGCCTGTGAAGATGATTCCTACGCTTACGACATAGATGGAACTAAAGTGAGCGACTTTGTGACCCCGGCGTGGTTCGGAATGGACAAGAGCACTACCTATGACTTCCAGAAGCACATTCACAAGCCTTTTGAGTTGCTGCGCGGTGGCTACATTGGTGTCTTCAAGGATGGTCACTGGACACAGGTGACGGATCAGAAGAATTTCACTATCAAAGCGCGCCCTCCTGTTGGTTCTCGTCGTGAGCGCCGTATGGCAGGTGTAGAGCAGTGGCTTGTTTCTACACGCTAATTACATTTAATTGGTAGCATCTTTTTCTGTTAATATGCTATATTGATCCTTCACAGGAGGTATTCATTATGGAAGATCATATGTATCCGGAAATAGAATTGTTCTTGAAAGCTTGGCAAGCTTTGGAAGAGATAAAAAATAAGGACGAAGCGCAGAGGCTTACTGAACCGAGTGAAAAGGGAAGGGAGTGTCTGTGGGATTTCGTGGAAGTGGCCTACAACGCTAAAAGTCAAATCGAAGAGTGCTTGGAGAAGGCTCGCAAGTATGATGCGCAGCACCCGGTGGCTGAGTTCCCGATGCCCCGTTATGGCAAGCCCTGTTGATCATGAAACATTGGATTGTCTTGGGGGCGTTTATAGTCATTGCTTGTGCGATGACTTGGTTAAGCATTCCTGATGCCAGCACTACTCATAGCGTTAAGGCAGTCCCGGTAGTGATAACCGTGGAGGCGCCTTCCATGCAAACGGTGCCGAAGGCCCTAACACGCCCTCAGAAGCTAAATCTGACGAGTTCTCAGTATAACTACCTCATGCTAGCCAAGAAGATTGGAAAGCCTTACAGCCTCTCTCAGGCGCTCATGGGGATCATGTGGAAGGAGACTCGCGCAGGCAAGTTTGGCCCGATTGGCAATCAGCAGGCCCCGTTTGGGCAGCGCACTTACGGGATTATGCAGATCAAGCTCAAGACCGCGATGTATGTGATTCATGCTTTCCCGAAGATGTTCCCTGACTACCAGAACACCCTGCGGGAAATTGTGCTCACCTCTCTTTTGACCAATCCCAAGTTCAATATTCGTGTGGCATTGGGGTACTGTCTCTTGCTTCAGAAGCGAGGTCTTACGTGGCGTGAAATGATCACGGCGTACAACCTTGGTTATGAGGGAGCTAAAGAGGCAGTCCCCCAAGACCAAACCTACACGCATGATATAATTCATTCAGTGCGATCAGGGATGATTGCCCGGTTAAACACCACACAGTAGGAGACGCTCATGGAAGAGCAGTTGTCACTGGATTTTGGTAGCCCCGATATTATTGCTTTCACCGGAAAAGCTCACAGTGGGAAAGACACCGCTGCGCACGTTTTGAAGGAATTGGGGTATAAGCATTTCTTCTTCGCAGAACCGCTGTATGCAATGGCACGGGTTATGCTGGAATATGGGAATGTGGATGCAGATTATTATCTGTCCAATGATCACAAGGAAGACCCGATTCCTGATTACAACCCTCCCTTGATGTTTCCCTTTTCACAGTCACGCGTTATCTCGGCTCGTATTATCTTGCAGACATTGGGTACTGAGTGGGGACGAAATATCATCAATGAAGATATCTGGGTCAATATATTACTGGCCCGAATTGCAGGCCACCAGAAAGTGGTAATCAGTGATCTGCGGTTTCCTAATGAGGCTGCGGCGATTTTGACTATGGGAGGTCGGGTCATTAAGATTGAGCGCCCGGAGACTTCCCCTGTACCGGCACATGCCAGTGAAAATGGCGTTCCTGATTCGGTTATCACTGACACCATTAGAAATGATGGCACTCTGGAAGAGTTCAAAACCCAGATTGCTGCCCTTACCGCTGCTAATTCATTACCCGGAGGAAAAATCCCGTGCTGAAAGAAGAAGCCAAGTTCAAGAATCTTCTTAGTTCCCTCGCTACAACTCTTTCCAAGGAATCGGATGGGGAGATTGGGCGCATTACCGAGCGTTTGGAAGTCATTGTTTCCAATGATGGTCCGGCTACCGAAGAAGCTTTGCGCGTTACGATCAAACTCTTGGAAGACTTGGATGTGATGTTGCTGGCTCGTCTTATCGATGCAGAAAACCGAGTAGGGCATTTGAACCATCTGCGCCACGGTATTGAACTTCTGCAGTATTGGGGAGCTAACCGTAAAGAAGAGGACGATTGATCGTCCTCTTTGTTTGTGTATCTATGAGTTACCTCTATACTCGTATTGACGATTAGGAGAAAGTGATGGACGAGGATACCCGGTCTGAGATTACGGATATGCTCAGCGCGCTTAGAGAGCGTGTAGAAGCTCTTGAAAGTTCCATGTCAGCAGAGATTTCATTGAGCTATGAAACGATTGATGCCATTCAGTCTCTGCTGGATGAAGCGACCGACTAATATTGTTGATTGGGGAGGAAGGCTCCTATGTAGCTTCTTGGCCCTTCTCTTTTCTGCAGGTCTCATCTTTGCTATTGCAATCGCAATATACGAGTCTGCATGCATTATTGCCCCTCTTATAAAAAGGTTGTTCAATGCATACTGAGGGCATCCATTCTCTCCAAGTAGATTTGGTACGGGACATATTCGGAAGTGTCCTGTACTACCCGGAGGAATTGGATCGAGCTGATCAAGAAGAGCTTTATATTGCTGCTTTGGAAATGACCGCGCTTTTAGGGAAGGAAGTCGCGGCTAAATTCTCATGGTACAAATATCGTGACCTTCTAACCGAATCTCCTTTTTCTGCAGAACGGTTCCTCTCACATATCCTTGCGGCATTCGCTCCTTCTGTTTTTTACAATCAAAGAAAGCCGGTGATCCATTAAAAAGGGGGTACCGAAGTACCCCCTTTTGGGTCAGGCCGCTTCGCGCATGCGAACACGCGGTGCTTTCGGTGGAATGAGTCGCTCAGGAATATTCCCAAGCACTTCTGAGTACAGGTCGTGAACGGTTGCCACATACAGCGCACTCTGAGCGAGGCGCTTGTTGATCGGGGCCTTCCCGGTCAACAGACGGCGATAGTACGTCACGCTGGTGAGCCCGATAGCCTTGGCAGCTTTGTCATCGCTGAAGTCCAGCATTTCCTGCCATGCCGCCAATTCCTCGGGCGTCCAGTACCTGTGAAAAGTCCTTCTCATAAATACCTCCTGCGGTAGAACTCGTTCAAGTACAGGGCCTAGTATAAGGATTAGGCATATAGAAGTCAAATTATTTGACGAGCTTTATTGACAGGGGTCAATTTTTGTGGTAACCGCTTTCCTACTTATTCATGACGAATAAGTAACTGGCCCACCACCACCGGGCTTTCCTTCTTGAGCCGGTAGTCCAGTATGATCCCTCGGAATTTGATAAGTTCCGGCGCTAGAGTAACTAGGGTTTTTAATCCCACCTGAGGGGCTTGTAAGCCCGCACAGGCATTGATATTCTTCCACCCTTTCACGGTAAGCACTTGGAAGCCTCCGGTCAAGTAACAGCACTCTGAAAGCTTCCAGACTACCCCGGCAATCGGGGTAGAAATGACTTGCTTGACTTTGCATTTCCGATCACCCATAGTCCGAAGCTTCGGGGGTTTTTTCAATTCCCCAATCATCTTATAGGTATAATCGGCAGTAAGAACAGAGCAGGCAGGGCACAACCCCTGTACTACGTAGGGAGTTCCCCCTTCAACAGTAACTCCGCGTCTTCCTCGGCTCGATATCCAACTTGTTTTGCCCATAGCGAATCAAGCGCCTCATCGTGAGCTTTCTTCCAGTCTTGCGCTTTGATGGCGGCAATCATGTCGTGGAACTTTAGTAATTCTTCCACACCCATGTTGTACCCCATGTCAAAAATCGCAAGCTGGCGTGCTTCGTTCAGCTTAGTGTACCACTCGACTTTTTGTAGCTCTTGAGCGGTATCTAAAGCGTCGTCTCGCAGTATCTCAGCACCGGCGGCACGACTGATAGGTTCGTTCAGATTGTGCCCATAGCCAATCGTCCATATCCCCTGTGTGTCCTTGTACATATGGGCGCGGAATCCTTCGTGCTTTTCCAGAAAAGCAAGCATCTTGTTAGTGACCATTTATATACCATTTTTGTACAGGTTACATGGTATTCTACCACAGTAGAACACCCAATCAGTAAGGATGCAGAAAAAGCGGTTATTTGGTGAAGCAGATGCGCCTATGGATGAAACGGAAAAGCACCGTTTTCATGAGCATGTCATCGCTGCGCACCAACGAGAAAAAGAAGAAAGGCTCCTAACCCAGATCAGGGGGCGCACCGCTCTGGGGTTGGCTTCCTTTTACCGGGCCAACTACCCGGAGTGGGAACTTCCCCCGCATTTGTACGCCATTATTTTGGGTTTGGTCGATACTCGCATTAAGCATTTGATGATCAATGTAGGCCCGGGCTGTGGTAAGAGTCAGCTAATCTCTGTTACTTACCCGGCGTGGCTGTTGGGGCACAACCCCAAAGAGCGTGTGTTGTGCATTTCAGGAGCCGAAAAACTGGCTGAAGACTTTGTTCACGGCACGATGGAGCTTATTGACTCAGACGTGTACAACCTGTTCTTCCCCACACGCAAACCGGACAAGGAAGCAGGATGGTCTTCTTCACGGGGGGTTTATGTCACGGGACGCCCGAAGGGTCTTCCGGACGCCTCTTATTATGCTGCAGGTCTGACTTCACGAACGTTGCCGGGTAAGCATGGCTCTACCTTGATCATGGACGACTTGCATACGTGGGAGAACTCTTCCACCAAGCATATGCGTGACGCGGTGATCCGCAAATATTACTCGGACTTGATTGGTCGTCAGGACCCGGCAGGTGCGCGTCTCATCGTGGTAGGGCGTCGATGGGATTTGGATGATCTGTATGGCCACTTGAAGACCAGTGAAGATGATTGGGTAGTGCTCACCCTTCCCAATGAGCGCAAGGACTCGGATAAATACCTGTGGTGGGATGTACAAGTTCCGGACAATCTGGAATGTGTCTTCTCTGAATTGGGGGATTCCGATGATGTAGATATTTCAAAACTCTTTACTACGGAGGACGAAGATGATTAACACACAGCTTTTTATCCTGACAGGGATTGCAGGAGCCAAGCTGGATAAATACCGGGGAACCATGATTGAGGGTGGGGTGTCATTTCCTTCCCTTTCCAAGGATGTGACAGTCCCGGTGCAGCAGCTAAACCGCAACATCTACAATAAGCTTGGTATGTCGTGGTCATCCTTTGCTTCCTTGTCTACTGCTTCTCCGTGGATGAAGGAGTTTGTAGAAAAAGCTCTGAAGACCTTATCTCTCCTGAACAAGTCAGAGCCTCTGGGAATTTGTGACCCCCTCATGGCGCGTACCCTACCTGTTTGGGTAACTGCAGCAATGCTTTTGGGTCTGACTCAGGTCAATCTTGTCTATGTCTATGCTAAGCCTTCTACCACTTCACTGCGTTTACATAGTGAACACGGGCTGCCTATAGAACAGGGCTACAAACTGTGGATGAATCAGGCAATGGATTTTTACAATATTTGCTCACATGCTTCTATGGGGAATATTTCCATTGCTAATGTTGTCACAGTCAATGAAGAAGTAAATGAACTCCACACCCCCAAGTTAGTGGCTCCCCATGATTTGGCTATGCTGGTGTACCAGACAATGGATTCCGTGCTCTAATGGCTCGTATTCGCAAACTCTACTACGGCATAGACCGGGGATGCTCCGAATATCGGATGGGGGCTTTCTATTGGCCTACGCAGGAGGGTAAGCGATCAGAGTATCTATCAGCGAAACGCAACCAGCCTGCAGTTGCCGAAGCTACCTATCAGTGTGACCCCGGTCGTTTGCAGGGGGATATCTTCTTGGAAGAGGATTTCCACTTCTACCAAGAGCCTGTTCATCGAGCCTTGGGGTATTCTGCGTGCCACAAATTCCTTTCCACACGCGGGGAAATCATTGTGCAGAGTTGGGATACGGCTTTCAGTGCAGATGATCGTCGTGACCCCTCAGCTTGCATTACAGCTTTATTAGCCCCCTGTGAGCGTAGTCATTTCAGTGAAGAGAAGGTTGATCTTCATTATGACATTCTTATTCTGGATGCCTTCGTAATGCGGCTTGACTTTGGTGATCTGGAAGAATATGCCAAGGCACAGGCTGCTTTGTGGCATCCCAACTACATTCTTATCGAGAAGAAGGCCAGTGGAGAGCCTATTCTGCAGAATCTGAAGAAGGAGGGATTGCCGGTAGAGGGAGTGCCTGAAAGCAAACTTGGCAAGCGCGCACGGGCTTTGATTGGTACGTCAGCCGGGTCCGCACAGGGATGGATGCGACAGGGGCGCGTGATGTTTCCTGCGCGTGGAGTAGGGACCGATGAAATGGAATTGGACCCTACTATATCTAATATGATTCAGGAACTGAAGAATTTCAGTGGATTGACAGGTGGACGTGATGACCAAGTAGACGCCTTCGTGCATCTGGTCAATTGGGCTATCTTGCGAATTGCGAATACAGGTGCCCTTCCCGATAACATTGAAGCAACTCCGGCATTTGAGGCTCCTTCTACCCCTCAAGCGGCTATTGGAGCCTTGGAAAAGATGGAGAGCACCAACCCCTACGGTGAGTGCTGTGAGTATTGTCGTTACTTCAGCAAGGAACGCAAATACTGTCAGATGCACAAGATGACTACATTCGCCCTCAATTCCTGTGAGTTCTTTGACTCGGAAGAGGACGACGAAATGGCCCTACTTTACATGGGACTGGAAGAGAATGAGTAATCGAGACACTACTGATTTCACGGGAGAAGATGTATTTTCCTCGTTCTTCGGCTATGACGAGAGCGGGCGTGACGAGCATGGCAATCAGATGGGGGGTATTGGCCTTCCCACTAATATTGAGACGGCCATTCTCAACAAGTCTTTGGACACGATCACGCTTGAGAAGTATGTCACAGCCATGACTGTGGAAATGGCGAAGTCACTTCCGGAAGTGCCGGAACTTACAGGAGGGGTAAAACAGGCCGGAACTGTACGTCCTACATTGCAGGATGGTGTTCTGGAATGGCCCGGGTTCTCTCCGAGTCGGCTCAAGCAACTGGTCAAGAAGCATATTGCCCCGCAGCTTATCATTGGTATGCGCGTGGCGGACGTGCTTCGGTATTCCCGTATTTCCACGCATATCTGGAAGCCGGGTTGGCGCATTGAGTTGAAGGATGCTAACAAGACTCCCACGAACGAAGACAAAAGGCTTATTCGTGAAGCTGAGCAATTCATTCTTCGGGGCACGATTGAAGAAGGCAACATTCGTGAGCGTGAATACCACAATCTGAAGAATTTCGACACCATGCTCGCGGCCTTGGTGCGTAACACACTCACTTATGATGGTATTGCTATCTGGACGGATACGGATACCGAAGGTAAGGTAAAGACATTTGCGCCGCTGGATGCAGGTTGCATACGTCTTACCGACCCGGACACTGGTTATAAAGGCAATAAGCGAATTTTCGCTGTTGCTTATGGGGACAATCAGCGTGTAGAGGAAACCTTTACTCGTTACCAGTTGGTATGGTACACCCGCAATCCGCGCTTAGACCCGGATGTCTACGGCTATGGCCTTTCGGAAATCGAGATAGCTGAGAAGTTGGTTCTGGGCTACTCGGATGCGATGGAAATGAATCTTGATATCTTCAAGAAGAATACCATCCCTCCCGGCATTCTGGTACTAAAGGGTGGCTTTACCCAGAAAGTGCTGAATGTAATGCAGCGTTTGTGGACGAACATGAAAAAGGGTGTTTCCAAGAGTTGGATCATGCCCGTCATGCGTGCTCCTGCAGATGGCTCTATTGAGTTTGTAGACCTTTCCCGCATCAAGGGACAGGATGCTTTCTTCCGCGAGTGGATCAATATGCTGGTAGGTGCTTTGTGCCTTACTTACCAGTTCCCGGTTCATAGGTTCGGCTATCATATTTCGGGAACATCCCGTGGGGATGAGAAGCCTGATCAGCCGCCCGAGTGGATTGATCAGGATGACCCCGGTCTTCTGGTGCTTCTGCAGCACTTGGAAACGGTGATCAACAACTACATTCTCTCCACTCGTTATCCTTCATTGCAATTTGTCTTCTCTGGCAAATCCCCTCGGGAGGATGCCCGTGAGTATGACGCTCGTCGTCTTGCCATGACGGTGGATGACCGGCGTTCTGCTGCGGATTTCCCGACATGGGAAGAATCACTGCCCAAAGGAGCTACTGAGGAAGAGAAGCAGGTAGCTCGCTTGTTTGGAATGGCTCCGGTTGACCCGGGTCTTACTTCCCTTTATGCCACGATTGTTTCCACGTTGCTCAAGACGAGTGTGGAACAGGAAAAAGTGGAAGGTGCCCCTTTTAACTCTACTCAGGACCCTGTAGCTAGTGAGCATCATGGTCATACAAGTGGAACGCGCAGGGATAGCGCCCGTGAAAAAGGGAAAGTCCAGTAATTAGAATCCACGGAGGGATTCACGTGAAACAGATCAGTTACGCCCCGCTTATTCTTCTTCATAACGCGGACAACGGAGGATGCGGAATTTACCGCATCCACTCCGTCGCTCAGGCTTTGCATCAGCACGGCTACGCCAATTGTCGGGTAACAAACAAGCTCTTGACTCAAGAAGGGTTCAAAGGTCTCAACCCCGAGATTGTAGTAGTACAGCGCCAATATTACGATCACCAGATCGAAGTGCTGAGGCAGTACAAGAAAGCCGGTGCTCATATTGTCTATGATCTGGATGATGCAGTCCACAAGACTCCTTCGTGGAGTCCGCATGCCCATGTAACCCCGAAGGATTTCCTGAAGCGTTTGAAGCGTTTGTCTTCTTCTGTGGACACCTTCTCGGTTTCCACACAGGCGCTCGCTGATGAGCTTCGCCCGCATGTCAAGGGCACTCCCATCAAGGTGCGCCCCAATTATCTTCCGGACTCATGGTGCTTAATCAATCGGGGAGAGCCTACCAAGGATCGCAAGTTCCGTATTGGCTTTGCAGGGGGTATTGCCCATGAGGGAGACTTGCGTCTCCTTTTCCCGGCCATGCGCGAACTTGGGGATTCCGTTGAGTGGCATTTCATCTTCGATAATCCGGGGTTCCAGTTTCCTTCGGAAGCGAATGTCAAGCTTATAAAGCCCACTCCTTACAACCAGTATGGGCAGAATCTGGCAAACTTGGATGTTGATTTGATGGTAGCGCCCCTAGAGGCATCTACCTTCAATCGTTGCAAGTCTGATCTTCGACTCAAGGAATATGGGGCTTGTGGGTTTCCGGTGCTGGCGTCGGATTTCGGCCCTTACAAGGACTTTCCTCATGTCTTCAAGGCCAAGGATGAAGAGGATTTCCTGAATCAGATTCGCCACTATATGGTGCACCGCAAGGAAGCTAAGAATGAAGGCAAGAAGCTTCAGGCGCATGTGCGTTATCACTACATAATCTCTGACCATCTGGATGAGATTATGGAGGTATTAGGTGCAAAACCCCACCGTATCGATCCTGTGGAAAGAAGCCACGTTACGGTAATTGTCCCCTGCTATAAGGGGGTGGAGACAACCAAGCGTTGTCTGGAGTCAGTGGTCGCGTCCCTTCCGCACAACGTCGCAAAAACTAAATTGCTTATTGTCAATGACGCGTCTCCTGAACCGGCTATGCACGAAATGCTGCGCCAGTTCGTAAAGGACAACGAATGCCCGACCTATGAAGGGTATGTGCAGGTTTCCCTGCATGAGAATAACAAGAACCTTGGGTATACCAAGTCGGTGAATAATGCTATTCAGTTGACTCCGGGTCCGGTGATTACCCTGAATAGTGACACGGAGGTGTTTGGGGATTGGATTGACCGGCTGCATAAAGTAGCGAAGTCTAATAAGCGGATTGCTTCCGTGACCCCGCTTGGAAGCAATGCTTCAATCTGTACCTTCCGTAGTGCAACACAAGCTACGCATGAACAGGTTGACAAAGCCGCTTCCAAGACGAACGAAATCATGTATACCCCTACTCCGGTAGGGTTCTGTATGTACCTGTCGCGTTCGGTGCTTGCCAAATGTGGTCTCTTTGACGAACATGGCTACAACCGAGGGTACGGGGAAGAAAACGATTGGGCTTCATGGACGTTGGATCACGGCTACCACCACGTGCTCACAAGCTCCGTGTATGTCCATCATGCTGGCAGTGTTTCCTTTGGGGAAGAAGCCCAGAAACTTCAGCAAGTAGCTGAACAGCGCATGGCTCTTCGTTACCCTCGTTATCGGCAGATGATAGTTTCTATCTTGACCCAAGACCCCATGCGCCGGTTGCGGGAAGCGGTAGAGTTGGAACTTCTGAAAGGGGGGAAGTCGATCCTTTACACAAGTCATACCTTTGGGGGTGGTATGGAAACCCACGTCAAGGAGGTGTCTAGGGACTATGAAAAGGAAGGGTACAAGTCTTATATTCTCAGGAACGAAGGAGCGAGACAAGCGGTGCTGTGCTCCCGGGATAGCAAATACGATAATATCCGGCCTTTTGATCTGACCTTGTACTCTGATTTGCAGCGGTTCAAGGAAACGCTTGCTATCTTGGGCGTGGAATCCGTGCAAATCCACACCACATACGGGTACGACAATACCTTCCCGAATTTCCTTATGGAAGCTCTGGAAGGCATTCCTTACGATGTGATGCTACACGACTACATTAGTATCTGCCCGCAGATATTCCTTTTACATCGAGACGCTGATCCGGATCGGGATATGCGCTATTGTGGGTTGCCTGCTCCGGAGGAATGCAACAAATGTATTGGTCGGGGTTCGGCGTTCGGATTCGTGGATATCGAGAATCATCGCAACACTTATAAGAAGCTGCTGGAAGGGGCACGGACTTTGTGGGCACCTTCTGGAGCGGCAGCTACTCCCATTTCTGATGTGTTGAAGCTCGATAAGCCGATCTATGTGCGTCAACATAAGACCCACATTGAAAAGCCTAAAGCCCCCACAGGCAAGAACATTGCCTTGATTGGCTCCATAGGACCGCATAAGGGGTCTCGCCTATTGTCGGAGGTAATTCCCAAGACTTCTACGACCTTCATCCTGATTGGCAGTGCCGGAGAAGAGGTTCCTCGCAGCAGGAAGCTTGTGGACACAGGCACTTACAAGAGTATGGATGAAGTGATTGAGCGTGCCCACAAGACCAATTGCAAGTTGGCACTCTTGTTGTCTACTTATCCTGAGACACATATGTACACGCTGACTGAGGCTTATGCTGCAGGTTTGTGGCCTGTATGTTTTGACCTTGGTACTCAGGCCGCTAGAATCAAAGCAAGTGGAGTTGGTACGCTTCTTCCCATTGAGTGGATGTATGGCGACCACTCTGATGAAATAGCGGATGTGCTTCATTCGCTCTTGAATAAAGATTTGGGAACTGTTGATCCGGAAAAGATCAATGTTTCCTATGACTCACCCACAGAATACTACAATGGGATAGAGAATGACTAAGCCTACAGTTGTGTGCAAAGGAAATTACGCGGTCTCCCCCGCACCGGGGTTTGATAGCGTTGCTATCTTTGCGTACAAGGACAATTATAAGGCCACTCATTTAGAGGAAGTGGTTGTAAAGAGCGAATATAAGCAGGTTGTAGCCCGCTTTCCGGTAGAAGTTGAGAAGGGTGAAATCACTGTTACTTTCCTTCCTTTGGAAAAGAAAGACGAAAAGATTCCGGGCACCAAAGGCTACCCTACCAAGGCCAGTGAATACGCTGATCGTGGGACCACTCCTTACTCCTACCCCATTGATAAGAAGCATATTCATGCGGCAGTGAGTTACTTCGGTGGTCATGGGCACAAATTCGGAGACCCCAAGAAAGTTGTGGCAGAGCGCATTCTTCGTGCAGCCAAGAAGTATGGGGTGCATGTTGGAAAAGACAGCGACGTATACAAGGCGGCACACGGGAGTTAAGCATGGCTGACAACTTCGAACGGGCAATCATGATTGATATGCCCATTGAGCTTCACAAGTCGGAAGGAGAAGATGGGCGCCGTCTGGTAGCCGTGGAAGCTTCCAACGAGACTACTGATAAGGAAGGAGACCGCATTCTTCAGGACGCTCTGCTGAAGGCTTCTGATTACTTCCTGCAGCATGGTCATCTTGATATTGACCATCTGGGAGAAGTAGCTGTTGCCAAGCGTGTAGGGATCAGTGATCCTATTTCCTATGTAGTGGGCTACCCTACGGAAGTCAATGATATCGGAAATGGGCGCACGGAAGTAGTGGGAGAGATTATTCGCGCTACAGACAAGCGCGCCATGAAATCTGCTGACATGGCAGAAACCTTCTGGGCGTCTCTTCACAGTGACCCCCCTATCAAGTGGCGCGCTTCCATCTATGGGTTCGCTACCGAGGTGGATGAAGGAACCCCCGATGTTCCTCGTTATCTGGTCAAGTCCATTTCGTGGCGTTCCTTGGCATTCACGCGCCGCCCTGTGAATGATGCTATTACGGGTTCGGCATATGTAGTGACCGCCAAGGCTTATATCGACCAGTTGAAGTCGTTTGGAGAAGACGTGCCCATGTATTCTCCGTCCATGTCTGCCCCTCGCAATACGTCAGACATGGTTGGAGACTACGAGACACACATAAAGCATGACTGTCCGTTTACCGATAACGGCCACAAGATGAACCGTCAGACATTCCAAGATCACTATGAAATGTGTCATGGGGTTCCCCGGGGTCATGCAGAGCTTCTTTCCGCCGCTCTCATGCATACACTTCGTCGCCGTCGGGAAAAGAGTAACCGCATGCGGTAATTTTTGGTGAGGTAATACATATACCTTACGATTGTGCATGAGTTTATCTATTCACAGCCCTGCTAGGGGTTGTGAGTTTGTTTATCAAAAGAGGTATTGGTTAATGGCTACCAAGACGGAAACCCCTCTCCGCGCATTTGTCGAGGCGTTTGACGCCCTGTGCAAGGCTGATCCGAAGATTCGTGATCTTTGGGATAACATTCATGATATCCCGCCGGAGGACGAAATCAAGACCGGCCCCGATGAGGGTGCTCGCGGTGGCAATGTAGACAAGATGTACGCAGAGTATTCTCAGGAAGCGCCTCAGCAGGGTATTCATAAGGAATACGCGGAGTTCTTCACGAAGCTCTTTGACAAGCGTTTTGAGGCCATGAAGTCTCAGGTTGACGCTGTAGAAGAGAGCTTGGGTGAGATTCGTAATGCGGTTGGCATTCTTGTCAAGGCGCACGTCCAGAAGGCAGGTGATCCGGTAAAGGCCGCCGCCAAGGAAGTGGAAAAGGCCCTTCGTAATGTAGGCCGTGTAGAAGCTGCTATCGAAGCAGGCACTGCTGAAGAAGGCGACCTTGAAAAGGCTGAACTGGCCGTTGAGCGCGCCCGCACTAAGCTGGAGTTCCACAAGGCACAGTTGGACGGCGACGTTTCCGATGAACTCATCGAGCGTTATGAAGCTGTTCAGAAGGCTGAGGCTGACTTGGAGAAGGCTAACGACTCCCATGATTCGTCCGGAAAGTTTTCCGATAAGCCCGGAGCCAAGGGTTCCGACAAGGATAAGGATGAAGACGAGGACGATGACGAGGACAAGAAGGACGTGCAGAAGGCAGATGCCTTGGCAGCACAGCTTACCGCTGCTCAGACTCGGTTGAACGAGCTTCAGGAAGTGGTGATGAACCTTTCCTCGGCTAATCCTAAGCCGCCTTCCGTGAAGACCACACCCGAAGATGTTGCTACTTGCGCCGAGCGCGTAACAGTGGCTCTGACCAAGGGTGAGATTACGGAAGACAGTGCCTTTGCCGCACGTCGTCTTATTAGTCGCTGGCGGGCTGTTGAAAAGGGCAACCTTGCCAAGTCTACTTTCGAAGCAGAGCTTGCTGCTCAGAAGCCTGAAGTGCGTAAGCTCTTCGTCTCCGACTCTGCTAACTAAGAGGTATTACAACAATGGCTGACACAAAGCAGCATTTCCACCTCCAGAAGGCTGTGCGCCACGTCGTAGCGCAGACCTCGCCTTATGGTGAACAGCGTTTCACTGATGCGATGGTGAACCTTGCATCCAGTCTTGGTGAGGATCGTGACCCTACGGAGAATCACGCCGCTACTGCCATCGTTGAGAAGAGCCTTGAACCTCTTCGTTGGCGCGCACGTGAGCTTCGCAAAGCTACACGTTCCACCAAGTTCTTCCCGAACTTCCCCGTGGAGAAGAGCGGTGAGCTTACCAAGGCTGAACTGGACGTAGGCACACTCACGGACTTCACCCAGATCACGGGTGGTCAGACCCTCGGCTATGTGTCGCTTGACACACAGGTAGCCCGTGGCACGATCCGGCCTTCTTCGTTCACGCTGTACCAGATTCTCGACAAGACTATGGCCAACCAGATCGTGGATTACTGGCCGTATGTTCTCGACACCGGCGCTCCCCCTCCGGGTGCTGCCTTCTCGTCCTACAACTCTGTAGGCACGGGATCGCTCAACACCAATGCCGGTGATTACGAGTTGAAGAACGTCATCCTCAAGCTGATGGTTGACGGACGTGCCATCACCACTGCATTGGCTGCACAGAACTCCTTCACCAACATTGGTGAACAGGAGACCATGAACGCATCGCTCGGAATCCTGAGCACTGCTAACTGGACCCTGTACCACGGTGATGCGAGCCTGTACCCCAACCAGTTTGACGGTCTGGACACGCTCATCCCGAATGACACGAACCATCGTTACGACTTTGAAGACTACTACAACTCCGTAGGCACGACCAATTCTTGGTCCCGTGAACAGGCGTTGTATAACCTCATTTATGAGGGCGCTTCTCAGTTGACGAGTTACGCCAACTTCGGTTACACCACCCACGCGCTCATGACGCCTAACACTCTGGCAGGAATGCAGAGTCTCGTAACAGGTGTCCTGAACAACATCGTGAACCAGCTTACGCGTTCCATGCGTGAGCCTATTGAAGTGAATGGTGATCTGCAGGGTATGCGTACGCGCTTCGGTGAGATTCAGTTCCCGCTGGACTTGCTGATCACGGCACGTGATATCCCGGTAGCCGCCATCACCAATGACAATGGTGTTTCCAAGGCCACTGCCACTAGCCCTACCCCCCCGGCTACGGTAACTCCGGCGGTTAATACGGGTGCTACTGGCTCCGCGTTCGACACTACCTACGCAGGTAGCTACGTGTACGCTGTCGCTTCTTGCGATGCGAACATGAACGAGTCCACGCTGACCGTAAGCAGCAGTGCCACGGTTGCTGCAGGTGACTCCGTAACGCTGACGATTGCACCTCCGGGTGCCGCTGACGCCTCCGTGTTCCGTGTGTTCCGCACGGGTCTTGGTGACACCACGGCTACGTCGGCTACCCCGGGCAAGTTCCGCTACATCGGTAGTGTCGCTGCCAACGGTTCCAATAACGTAACGTTCACGGACCTCAACACGCACATCCCCGGTTCCGAGACCATCTACCTGCTCGACATGGACGAACAGGACGGTGCCATTGACTACCGGATGCTGCTCCCGCTGAGCCGGATTGAACTGTTCGCTCAGAACCTGTACTCTCCTTGGGCCGTTGCCATGATCGGTGCCCTCCGGCTTCGGATTCCGAAGTTCCACGGACTGATCCACAACATCGTGTTGCCCGAGGCTGGTTTCGACCCCACCTCCACCAACTAATAATATAATCCTCCTGCTCCTTCTTCTAGCCCCACTTCGGTGGGGCTTTTCTTTTATGGGATCAATCTTCGTATCATAGATAGCTATGGAAGATTTGAACTACACACCGAAGAACATCAAGGAAGTGATCTTGATGAAGTTGTTTAGTCGCAAATTCATGGTCACTATTACGGTAGTTCTTGCCTCCACAATTGGGCTGCTATTAAATAAAATTTCCGCTGATGTGTGGTCTTCGGTTTCGGGGGGAGCTTTTGCAGCTTTTCATACTGCAAATTTGATTCAATCCCACATCTTCAAAAACTCCTAACCTTTTGAGAGGCATTATGGAAAGCAATATCCTCGGCTCCCACTCCAAGCGTGTTTACTACGAAGCAGTTTACCGTGAAGGTGGCACAGAACTCTGGCGAGAAGAGATTGGGAACCTCGTACCAAGTGCTGCTCTGGATGCTGGTCTGGACTCTATTTATGGAGGCACCGGATTTACTGCTTATGTAGCACTCGTAAGTGGCACTCCCACTTTTGCTGCAGCCGACACGTTGGCAAGTCATTCTGGATGGACAGAAGCCACCAACTACTCCGGTAATCGTCCTGCCGTAACGTGGGCTGCAGCATCGGGGGGCGTTAAGTCCAATACCAACAATCCTGTGTCAATCACTTTCTCTTCTTCAGGAGTGATTGGAGGTATCGCTTTGGTGAGCGCAACTTCTGGTACTTCCGGCTTGTTGGATTCTGAAGCGGCCTTTGGAACCGCCCAGACAGTCGCTGCAAGTGGGGTTCTTGATATTGTAGCTTCTGTTACCGCTACCACTGCTTAATCATCCGGGGGTGCTATGAAATTGGGGCGCGTTTTGCTTGCGTGTGCCACGCTATTTGTGGCACATTTGTCCTTGGCTGCTTACCCTCCCGGTGGATTCTGGAAGAACGACGCGTCGATGAGTCCGGAAATGGCTCCGTACACCAGTACGGACATTGCCGCATTCATGCCTTCCACACGTACTCATTTCACTTTTCCCTCCCCGTATAATTCAGAAGGGGTGCGTATTACCCTCCCTTCTGATTGCACCGCTGCGGGTTTCTCCAACCCGTGTGTGGAGCATATTGGGGCCAATTACTGGCAGGTTATGTCCAACAGCACCGGACTACCCTATATGTATATCTATGTAGGGATGTTGGGGAACCTCAGTGGAGGCACCGGCATGAGTGCCACCTTGTACAAATACGACAAGGACAAGGGAACTATGAGCCGTGTTGGGTTGATCATGAATGGCTCGATCCCCCAGAGTACAGAGACATGGTTCTGGAGTTACATGCATCCGGATTCCATCTATATGCGTAATGCCTCAGCAAATGGGATCATCCGCTACAACGTAGTCACCGGCACTACCACTACTGTCATGGATTTAACTTCATGGTCCGGCTATCCGGCGCATGGAAACTACATCTACCAGTGCAATTACACGATGAATGACACTATCGTGGCCTGTGTGGACGAGACAACAGGGACTCCCTATGTTGCTAACGGGTGTGTAGTTTACAACATGCAAACCGGCGTGTGGTCTTGGTTCCCTAATTCTCTTGTTAGCGAACCTCCTATCCATAAGTGCCAGCCTAGTGCTGATGGTCGTTATATGTATATCAACGATCAAGCATCTTCGCTGCCGTATGATTCCATGATTGCTGACTTGGATGAAAAGGGTAGGATTTACAATGTGAGTACATTTGATGGTGCCCAAGGCCATACTGCTATGGGATATGGTTGGGCAATTATCAATGATCCGGATGCAACCTCCTTTAAGGGGTCCGGAAACAAAGTCTATGATCTATCTGATCCTTTAGGAACCAATAGCAACTTTTGGCTCTTCTCTATTCCTTGGGCTTCTGACCCCGGTGCTCCTGAACATCCGATGTGGTCAAATGCAAAGCCTTTGTCCGAGCGTCCCCTTAGCTGGCAGTACGCTTGCGATTCTACTGCGCATGATTATAACGCTACCCAATATCGAAATTGGGGCTATGTAGTTTACTGTTCCCCTTTCCAGCCCTCTGTTGATCCTTCCAATCACAAGAGCCTTATCATTGCTCCCACGATGACCAATGATATTTCCACGGGCGGTTGTGGTGGAACAACTTATGACAATCTGGCATGGGCCAACATTGATTTTACGGGCCATTACATTGCCATGACTGTCAATCTGGATTCCACCAGCAACTGTCAGGAAATCCTGATCAAGATTCCGGTGGGGCAGTTTGCCCACCCGCCTCCGGACGTAACTCCTCCCGAGGCTTCCGTGGTAGCTCCTGCCCAAGCAGCCACAATGACAGGTGTAGAAACCTTTAGCGCGCATGCTTGGGATAACGAAGGTGTTTCTTCTTGCCAGTGGAGCATTGATGGCACTAATGTAAAATCGGCTGTCACGACCTCTCCTTACAGCATTACCTATAACACGGCTGCTTTGGCAACCGGACCTCATGCTGTCAAGGTGACATGCTTGGATTCTGCCAGTAACGCCAGCAAGAACCTGTGGGGTAAGGCGCAAGTTCTGGTAGTGAAATAATGAGTTACCAGTCCACCATTCTTGCGGATAATCCCCTGCGCCTATGGATGATGGAATCGCAGTCTGGTGGTGTTATTCCCGACGCTGCCGGAAACGGTACAGGTATGACAATTAACGGAGGGGTGACTATTGGGTCGCCCTCCGTTATCACTAGTGACTCAGTAGCAGGACAGTTTGACGGAACAACAGGTTACACCGACGAACCCTGTGACGGTATTCTGTTTGATCCTGCAGGCTTTACAATTGAATTGTGGCTAAATCAGCCCAGAGAGGCAGGTACCGCTTTTTCGGTTGGTGATCAAAGTTCAGGCTCTCCTAAGTTCCAAATCAATTTTGGCGCTGGAGCACCTGCTTTGCACAACTCAGAAGCTGGTACATCCGTTGGTAGTTCTAATTATCTTACAGATGGTGATCATTTCATAGCAATTACTGTTGTCGGTGGAGGGAATGCTGAGATTTATATCGATGGCGTTCTCGATACGACCGGAGCAATTGGCAGCTTAACTCTACCTACCACGGGTTACGAAGCAGCAATTGGTGCCCGTGTTGCATGGTTTTCCACTAATACAGTAGATAGCTATTCAGCGGGTGCATTTCAGGCAGTCGCAGTCTGGAATAGCATTCTTACCGCTACTCAAATACAAAACCATTACAATGCAGGAACCGCTACTGGAGGAAGCACTACTCCTATTGCCTCGGGATCAATTGCCTTCACCCGAGGAGTATCAGCCACTGCTACCTATACATCACCCACGCTAAACTTATCTGCCACTATGGGGCGTATTTTAGGGTTACTTGTTACCCCTACCTATACTGCACCTGCTAATCAGCCGATTCAAGTTTCTACTTCAACAGGACGCTCCTATCAATTAGCAGCAACTCCTACCTATACTGCACCTGCTAATCAGCCGATTCAAGTTTCTACTTCAACAGGACGCTCCTATCAATTAGCAGCAACTCCTACCTATACTGCACCCGGAACTCCGCTATCTGCCTCTACTTCAACAGGACGTTCTATAAGCTTGTCCGCCACTTTCTATTATTCCCTTCCGGTAGCACTACAGACCCCTCTTTCTAGGGTTGTTAAGGTAGAAGTGGATAATAGAACCATAGTTGTAGCTCCTACTAACTGATGGCTTACCCGAAAGACCCCTCCGCAATCTTAGATTACAAGATCGATTGGTCTAAATGGCTTGGCACCGACACGATTTCCAGTAAATCAGGTTCGGTGACTTGGAGTGTGCCCAAAGGGCTTACTACCCAGAGAACTTCCAACAATCAGACTTCAGCCACTATCTGGTTGTCCGGTGGTTCCTTGGGTAGCACCTATCATGTTCGATGCAAGATTGTTACTACAGCAGGGCGTACGGATGAACGGTCGTTCGATATCTTTATCATGAACCGTTAAGCCTTTATACTGAAACTGCACCTGAACAAGAAAAGATGGGTGCCACGCCTCGTTGCCCCTCCCAACGGGGCGTGTTTTTTACCACTGCTTAGGATAGGGCTAGAATTGAACGTAGAACTTGTTTCTGGAAGACTCATAACGTGCAAGTAGAATTTCGAATCTCCAAAGGCTCCCCTCTGCATAACGTATGGCGTTATCACAAAGGGCGTCGTTTTGTACGCTTCCACGGTACTGAGTTTCGCTGGAACCCTAAAGAAGGTCAGTATATTGCCGTTGAACCGTATGGAGACGTAGAGGCTCTTTCCCGCAGTAAGCAAGTAGAATCGGAAGTGTTTGGTGCTCCTGTAGGAGAAGTGAAGGTCAAGACCGAAGCTCCTATGAAAGAAGAAGTTTTGGAAGAAGAAAAGCCCAAACCCAAAACTGCGCGCAAGCGTTCCAGAAAGAGTTCTACGAAGAAGTCTTAATCCCCACTTTCTGGTCTAACCTATGAATGTAACCCCTAGCGCCCTGTGGTCTTGGGACACCACGGGTACAACACCTACTGTTACAGGCTTTTACAATGGGTCTGTAACGAAGTCAGGTGTGACGGTTCAAGACCTGAAGGATTATGTGGGAGTGCCTATCCAAACAGGTGCGGGGAGTAATGTTCTTCCGGTGCCCGACAGCACCCTCCTGAACTGGATTAGGTGGGCGGAAGATAGTATCGAAGTTGATACCGGACTTCTTCTTTCCCCGACATGGGTTGCTGCCCCTCCTGAAATTCGTTTAGACGCGTGGCGAGCCGCCCATATTCCGGCAGGTCATCTTATGTCCGGTGGCCAGAGAATGGGACAGGACTACGATATCCATGAAGCCGGGTACGATTTCTACTATGACCGCTTCATTGAAAATGGGTGGGGGTACATGCAGCTTAGGCATAAGCCTCTACGTGACTACAGTCAAGCTATCATAGGAGAAGCTGAGAGCGACTGGACGGCTCTTAAGTCTATGGCCTATATCTACCCGTTGCTGGAAGAGTTCTATGTCGTTCCTTCTTCATGGTATGTAGAAGATCAGGACTACGGCTTGATCCGCATCGTACCGTCCGAGAACATCATGATGTTGCCCCTGTTCGCATTGCAGTTGGCTGTATTGGGACCTTCCAGTTCCGTGCCGGGGGCTATTCATATCCAGTATACCGCAGGACTGGCACCGTGGGATTACGCAGGACGCTGGTCATTTGTACGTAATTGCGTATTAGCCAAAGCCGCTGTACGTGTTCTCTCCACCATGCAGATTGGGATTAACCAAGGTGCTACTGCCCTTATGTCCATGAGCGATGGGGTAAGGCAGGAAACTCGCTTCAATCCCAATGGTCCGTATGCTGGCTTCATCAGCCAGTTTGACGCGGAATACAGGGATCACTTGAAACGCATTGTCAACATGGTGACTTCACCCTTTATCGAAGGACTCTAATATGAACATCGATCTGTCACAATGGATGGACGCTTCGATGTTCTGGGACCCGTTGCGCCATGATATCAATCTCAAATTCTCGGGGATGGATTTGTTGTGGCGCCCGGCGTTCGCTTGCCCCTGTGCAAGCTGGAACAATGGACAGGCTGACCCCGCTTGCCAGAGTTGCTTTGGCTTAGGATATGGCTACGAAGCTTCACAGGGTCCGTATCGAGCCGTGATGGGGTTTAGCTACCCTGTAGAAGCTGGCATGGAAACCAATCTGGAACAGGGGAGCATCGCCACCGGCTCACCCTATCTGGTAGTTGGCGGGGATCAAGACCCCTTTTATACCAATCTGAGCGCCTATGACATGGTAATCGAGGAAAACTCCACGACTACCTATAATGTGACGCTCTATGTGGGCCAACAAGAGACGTTGCCCTTTTCCTATGGGGCAGTAGTGCCTGCTACCAGTGCGGTGCGTGTGTACGATCCTACGGCCCACAAAGCCCTGTTTGCAACCTACACTGTGAGCGGAGATACCGTAGCAGTGAGTGGCTACCCGGAAGGCACCGGGTACACCGTCAAATATACGGCCAATCAAGCGTATATTGCCTTCAAGGAAGGCGCTTACCCGCACGCGCGTCCTTTTAACGCTTCACTGGCAATGCCACGCCGGTTCCAGTTGCAACGCCTTGACCTGTGGCTGCGCAAGATCAAGGCAGCGTAATGGGACAGCCGATTACTATCCGTATAGAGCCGTCCAAGGGTTCGGCGGTTTACTATGATGTGCAGACAGACCTTGATCCTAGCGTGGCCGAGTCTCTTATCGTAGACACGTTCCAGAAGTGGGTGCGCTTTGCCTTGGGGCGCGATGCATTGGGGGGTAGACATTTGCGCCGTCCCCCCGGTCGTTATGCTACGTCCCTTAGATTGATCAAGCGCAGCAATCATTTCTACGAAATGTTCTCGGATGCCCCTCCGCTTTCTCGCTTTGATACTTACAATATCGCTGACTTGATTGAAAATGGACGCAGCCGTTTCAGTCTTCGTAATCGAATGCTGAAGAATGGCACCATGATTCATGGCAAGAATGGGCTGCTTTACAAGCGTCTTTATCTGCGCAATCTTCCGGACATGAAAACCCCCTTCTACAATAAGGCTGTAGCCCCCGGGACTGTGAAAATGACTTCTTCCCGTTCTTGGCGCATGAAGGCCCCTAATCTGGGGACCGTGAAGAAGCGGTTCAATTCCACTTACAACAAAGGCAAGTTTCGTACTATCTCCGAAAAGAGCCGAGGATGGCTAATTCCGTCAATGCCTGCATACCACCCGGCAGACCTCCTTTCCAAGAGATTGCAGCGTATGCTCAGTCAGAAGGAGCGTCAGGAACAAGGAAAGACATTCCGAGGTTGATATGAGTCTGACTCTCACTGCTGAAGCCATCCCGACAGGACGTGCCGTATTTCTCGATATGGGGTACGACACACCTGCGCCTTCCGGTATTGTGTTGGAACGCCGTTCTACCCTCAACAACACATGGGAAACTATTTATTCAGGGGATGCTGCCCCGTGGTTCATTGATGCAGGTGAGAATCAATCGGTGCCTCTGGATGCTGCCTACACCTATTCCTACCGACTCTCCGACAGTGCTGCTACATCCAGTGTCACGGTTTCAGGCATCAGCGTCAACAAGGCAGTCAAGATCATTGAAGACCCCAATGAGGATACCTTGATTCGCCTTATGGAAGGGGCCGTTAATTCCCTCACCCCTCCGGACGGCTTTGGAAAGATCAAGTTCCTTCATGCCCTGCCTCGCACCGGATTCCCCGAGCTTCCGATTATCACGGTCAACATGGACTTGGGGCAGCAACATTCCACAGCCATAGGTAACGCAGCTACTCCGCAATTGGACCCGAGTGTGTATGTGGAAGTGATGCAGTTTCGCCGTTACAGCTTCTACGTGCTAGCTGCTAATCCTTCCGAGCGTACTTACTATCGTCAGGCCATTGTGGCAATCTGCTACAACCTTGCCAATACCTTCCTCAAGACAGGGGGGAGCATGGAATTTGACGTGCAGTATACGCAAGGTCAGACCGATGGGGATAGGCAGGATGAGATACCGGGCTTCTTTTATGCCCAGATAATGCTAGATATAACTTTCCAGTATCGTACGACATTGGAAAACGCTTCCGGCTCCACGCTGCTTATCAAGGAAATCGATACAACACCTACTCCGGTACAGACCATTATCAACAAATAAGGGTTTTTGGTTTAGTCCGCTAGATCAAAGACAATACATACATGGTCGCCAAGAGTACCAAAAAGATGGTAAAGCGCGCTCAGTCTGAGCCTAAGAAGCTCCTGAACAGTCTTCAGTATTGTTTGGGGCTTCAGGACGTGGAGCAGCCCTTGGCGAGAGTCATCATGCGCTTCCACCGCGATGAGAACCACACTGTAGAAGAGTGGGACAAAATTTTGGAGGCTGTGCGGAATCACATTCCGAAGTAATCTGAGGTTATAACGAATGCCCAATGTGAACCAGACATTTGCAGGCTCTACGCTGGTTGTACCGAGTGTAGCCGAGCACGCTGATGTTTCCAACAACCTTCCGGTTTCCACCGCAGTAACCAATACGGTTATTTTTGTGGCGCAGTCTTACGGCGGTGTGCCCAAGACCGCTTACACCTTCAGCAATCCCAATGATTTGAAGACCTTCATGCGTGGGTCTCCGTCTGCCGGTTTTGTAGACTGGATTGCCAACCCCGGTGGTGATCTTAACGGTGCTACCTATATTACGCTGATCAGCCCGTCCCCCAACACAGCGGCTTCTGGAACTATCTATAACAGCAATAGCGATGCTCTGCTGACGATGACGGCTGTCAACTATGGTTCTCCGGGCAACACAATCCGCTGGAAGATGGAATCAGGCAGCACGGCTGGTTCCAAGCTGACTATCTTTGACCCCTACGCCAATCAGGAATATATCGGGGACAACATCACTGTTCCCTTCCAGTTGACCTACACGGGGTCGGCTACGGGTGTAACCTATAGCGTTACACTTTCCAACTCTGCGAATGCCTTTTCCGACGCTGTTACTTTCAACACCAGCGGAGGTGCTGCTGGTGAGAATGTGTCTGTTGATCTTACCACTAGCCAGTACAACACGATTGGCAAGCTCGTAGAATATCTCAATGGCACAGGCGCCTTCCGCGCATCTTTGCTTGGACCTTCCAGCGGTAACCAGCCTTCTGCCAACTTGGTGGCTGTAACCAATCAGGCATTGACGGCAAACACGGCTGAGAATGTAAGTGCTGGTGCCAAGTCCATTGTATACTGGCTCAACAACAGTGCTGCTAATGCTTCCGTAAGTGGAACGCTTGCTGCGAATGCCCCGGCGGCAGGAACTCTTGACCCTGCTACTAGTTCGTATGCAAATCTGACGGGTGGAACGAATGTGAACCCGTCCACACAGGATTACACGGATGCGCTGGCTGTAGCTCTGAATGAGCCGGGTGCTGTGCTCTTCATCGATAGCTCGGATGCTTCCATTCAGACACTTGGTGCAGATCACGTAGAGACCGCTTCCACCTCTACCTACAACGCATGGCGTCGGTACGTAACAGGCACCGCGATTGGTGATAGCACTTCCACCGCTGAGCAGAATGCCCGTGCTCTAAATACGATTCACAGCACCTTCTGCTACCCCGGAATCATCGATTACGATTCCAATACGGGCTTGAAGAAGACCTACAGTGGATTGTATGTAGCTGCCGCTGTGGCGGGGGCGATGGCAGGCAATGCCCCGGCACTGCCTCTCACCAACAAGGCGCTGCGTGGTATTGGTGTAGAGACGAATCTGACGATTGCTCAGATTGACGCTCTGCAGCAGGCTGGTGTGATGTGCGTTTACTACCCCACGTTGAGCCGGGTTCCTACCATTGTATCGGACCTGACTACGTGGCAGAACGATAACAACCCCGAGAACGTTTTCAACCAGCAGGTGTCGTGCCGGGACGCTTTATCCTACCTTTTGGCACAGGGCCTGCAGCCCTACATTGGACAGGTTGCTTCTACGATCACTCTGACCAAGGCAAAGAACAAGATCAAGGCAATCTTGAACAACGCTATCTACAACCCGGCCAGTGGTAACGGTATACTTGATTCTTGGGACGCCAAGTCCTTGGTTCTCAACTACACGGGCACCAACCAGACTCTGGTGGCAACTATGAATGTGAAGCTGGTTGGACAGTACCGCTTCATCGAAGTGAGCGTGGTTATCAACCCCCTCAACATTTCTGCTTAATAGGTAATACAGATGCCGAGCTTTGGACCCACCCCGCTTAACTACAAGGCGCTTAATGGTAACGCTGTCACGGTCATGTTGGGCGAGCAGGTTATCGGATTTGCACAGACTGTAAACCCGGTAGCTGATTTCGGAACCCAGACCTTGTATGGCATCGGTAGTGCCAACCCGCAGGAAATTCAGCAGTTGCGGAATCAACCCTCTGTGAGTGTGGATAATTTCATGCTCACACCGGAAGGATTGAATGCTCTGGGACAGCCTTCCACTATGTTGGAAGTGTTGTCTAACAACCAGTTCAACTTCCATTTGCTGGATCGTACGGGAGAGCCGCTGTTGACGTATGTAGGTTGCGTAGCCAACTCCCAGAACATCAATGTGTCAGCGAACGAGATTATCACCGAAGCCACTACCTTCTCGGCATTGGATATTCTCAATCCGTTGGGCGAATCTATCTTCAGCGCAGGCAATAACGCTCTGACGCAGGCCGCTTACATTGGTGCAGCCTTGAGCGCATTGGGCGTTTAATTTCTACTCACCAAGGAGGGTGAAATATGGCTGAAACAGCCAATCCTATGCAGACGCAAATCACTGTCAACCATGATGGTGATACGTATATTTTCAAAATTCCGAACCAACGTGATTACATGCGTTTGGGGTCTACGGCTCGTTACTATCGCAAGCTTGATGACCCGGATGGTATCGGAAGTGAGGAAGGTCTTGATCCGCTCACAGCTATTCTCTATGAGGCTACTGCCGCTTTTGTAGTCTTGTTAGAGCGAGGACCGAAATGGTGTTTTACGGAAAACAAGAGCGGGGAGCCTAAAGTAAACCCTGATAACTTCCCCGAGGATGCTCCGTTATTCGATGTGTGGAGGGCGTTCAGTGACGAACTAGCCCGATTTCGCACAGGCGACACCGGAAATGGAGAACCCGAGGCTGGAGAAACAGTGGACAGTAAGTCGGATACTTAACTGCAGCCCCTTCGCTTCAGAAGTTCTCGATCTTAATGATATCCAGCTAGACTACATTATACGCAGGTATGCCAAGGAGCATCCTGAAGAAGTCAAGCTGCGTGAACCCCCGCCTCAACCTCTTCTGAACTCTCGCAAGTGGATGAGTGTGCTCACGGGCAAAGACCTGCGCGAGTATACCTCATTGTTTATCCCCAAGTTCCTAAGAGATAAAGCAGATGGCGGATCGTCCTGACATTTATAACAAGTACGGTCGTGATCTAGGCAAGCGTCTACTTAACGACCCGAACAACCAAGACCTGCAGAAAAATCTGGAAAGCATGGGATTGCCCAAGGGCATCCTTGCTTCGGTTTCCAATCTTCGGCATGTAGAGCAGAAGATTACGCAGGCAACACAGGCTGCGGAAAAACTAAAGCAGTCTGTGAGCAGCTACCAGCGTCTTAGCACTGGTGAGCTGGTTCGTCTCAAGAATCAGGTTCGTGAAGCTGAAAACGTAGCCAAGGTTTATCGGCGCTACGGTAGCTCCATCCCCAAAGGTCTTTCCGACCAACTAAAGACTGCTTCCTTTGAATCCCGTCGTGCTCGTGCTGAGCATTACCGGCAGGGATATGGAGCACAGTTAAGCCTGTTTGGGCGTACACCTACTGTACGCATTGAAAAGCGTGAACTGGAATCCATTAGTGGCCCGCTTGAAGATATGGTCAAGCGGATGCGCTATGCCAATGAGCACCAGCTAACCCTCCCCCTTCACCCGCGCGCTCCTTCTGCATATGAGGATGAAGATGAAGACATAGGAGAAGGAGGGGGCAGAGGCGCTTCCAAGAGTCGTTGGCATAAACATGGATTTGCTGCGCTTATGCGCAGGCACTTCCCGTACACAGCGGGAGGGGCCACGCACACCCATCGCTTGCTGAGTAATGCCCGCGACTTCTTAGGGACGGGTGCTCTGGGAGCACTTGGCCTGACTGCTGGTATTGGTGCGCTCTTCAGTAGAGGACTGATTGGCTTTGGGGAATACTACGAAGGCCAGCATGCCCTTCTGGGGGGTGTTCACAAGTATCTGGGTGCCGCTGAGCTTCAGCGCCAGTACCAGCTTAACCTGAGCCGTATTGCCCGCGTGACGGGCCATACAGGCGCTGGAATTGGCAGTTCCTTCGGCTATGGTGTCGGACGGTTCGCACCGGGAGTCCCCGAGGCTAGAAATGCGCAGCAGAACGCTCTCATTGGCTCTCAGTTGGGACTTCCCTTCCATAGTGCTACAGCGGCCCAGAAAGACATTGGCGCCCTCCTGTCGGCCCGCTCATCGCGTTTCATGGGTGGTCTGGATATTAGCTCCTACTACGGTATGGCGCGAGAAGGACGCACCCTTGGATTATATCAAGGCGGTCAGTTGCGTAATTATATGCAACGCTACTACCTGCCCACGATTGCCAAGGGAGTTCAACAGGGCATTCAGAATGCCCAGACCATGCAGGCCATGACAGCAGGTATTCAGGCGCTCGCCGCGAGAGGGGGCGCGGTACAACCGGGCATGGTTTCGTCCATCCGGACCATGTTGCAAAGCTCCGGTGTCGCTGGATTGCGCACTGTAGGAGCAACGGCAGGAACAGTAGGTAGTTTAGCAGGCGCAGCCCAAAATGCTATTTCCAATCCTTTCCGGTTCATGGCGCTTTCCCGTAGCTTTCAGCACATGGGGCTGCATCCGGGCATGAGCACCAAAGACCTCATGGGCAAGTTGGGCAAGTATGGCCTCACTCAGCATGAAGCTACGCAGTTGAGCAATACCAGCAGTGCAGGAAGCATGTACTTCCTCATGCAACAGATGGGACTTGCGAACCGGATGATGGGACCGGCTACTTACCACATGCTCAAGCGCATGGGGTTGAGTAGTGGGGACATTGCTGCCTTCATGGGACCGGCATTAGGACTTCACGGCGCGGCAGGTGCCACATTGGCGTGGAACTATGCTCATCCCGGTTCTGGTGGAAAAACAGGTCCGGCAGGGCATAGCTTAACTCCTACCTATACCGCTGGAGCCAAAAACCTTCAGACTCAGTACACCAAGTACCAGAACTTGATGCTCTCCCAGAGCGGTATCGTGGTAAAGGCATTTTCAAATGTGGCAACCAGCGCCGAACACTTGGCAACCACCTTCCAGAACATTGCAGAGGGTCTGTCCAATGGGGGGTTGTTCCACAATATGGGTAAGCATAATAACCAAGTATGGGATTCCCCGAAACAGATGCTGGAGAACTTGGCCCATCCTCCCACTACCAGTCTAGGCAAAGCCTTGCTCAATCACCTGAAAGACGTTCCTAACTTCTAATGAAATACTCTTTCGACGGTCTTGGAACCCCGAGTGCGGAAATGGTGGTCTACCCGTATGGGGGGCTGCCTATTTCCATGACGCCTGATAAGTTCCCCCTCCGTCAAATTCAGATAAGGAACAGTATCAGCCGTCCTTCCACCTTTCAGGTAATGCTGGCACCTACTTCATTGTTGGGAACTGATACCGATATCACGCTCCCCAAGTTGATTCCGGTGCGCTCACTGGTGCTCATCTATCTGGGACGTGGAGAGCACAAATATCTGGCATTCATTGGTCTGGTCACATCCATTCAGGAAGACCAGCACTGGCGTTCCCGTGCGGCAGAAAGACGTATTCTGATTGAAGGAATGGACTTCACCTACTTCCTCTCCACTTTCTCTTATTACACATTGACGTGGTTAGGAAGCTTGGCTGATCTGAATGTAATCTCCTCCTACAAGGATATCGTCTCTTCCATGAGCACGGCCTCCCTTAGTCCCCAAGATGCAGGCAAGAAGTTCTATGAGCAAGTTTTTACCCCCTACTTGAAACTCTCCCAGTTCTGGAACAACAATAGCTTTATCACGGTGCCTGACATATTGGAATCACGTTTCGGAGGATACCGCTCAAACAGCGATCTATACATTCCGTTGCTACTCAGCTTCCTTAGTTCTGATGGAAACTGGATGCAGAAGTTCTCCCAGATATTTCCCCACCCCCTCTATGAAACCTTCGTGATGACCTATGAGGATAAGGATGCGAAGAATTACCCGAGCACTTCTTCAACAGGGGAAAGCTTTACATTAGCGGGCAACACGGCAAAGACCGGCTTCATTGCCCGTGAAATGCCCATTCCGTCCCTGTATATCCCGGGTACAGATGAAAGCCAAGTGACAGTGGATATGGACTTGTGGGATGCCTTGAATGAATACGAGATAGAAGATAGTCGGTTCATCCAGTCCACCGTTAGCAACTCCATTGGCAACGTACGCAATCTGTACAAGCTGGACCCCTACATGCTCAAGGCCATGTTGCCCGGAAAGGGGGCACAGGCCGTGGTGAGCTTACTGGAAGCAGTGAAAGGAATTGGAGCCAACCTTAACAGCATTAACCGTTACGGAATAATGCCGGAGGTGTTTACTACCATATGGTTCTCGGACGATCACAAGCAAACCAACTCCAAGAACCCCAAAGTAACTCAGGATTCCATTCAAGCACTGGCATGGGCTGTCCTTTACAAGTTGCAGTCCTACTACGGCCCTACTCCGCAGCTTTTTAATGCCAGCGTGGAAACCCCCTTGGCCCCCGACATTCTTCCCGGCAACAAGTTTACTTATGCACCGTTCAAAGGGGGTGATCCGTGGACATTCTACATTGAAGAATGTATTCATACGATAACGTTTGGCGGCCCGTCTCGGACGAGCTTTGTCTTGTCACGCGGACTTCCCAAATCCAGTTTCTCTGATACTTCCTTTATGACCGATCTGCTTCTGGGGAATATCATCCGTAAGGAAGGTGGCTATTCCTACGTCTCGGCAGATGAGAGACAGACTTCGTTCCGAACGATTGGGATTGACAATCTTCTCAAGTTCTTTAATGAATCACTGCCCATGTTCAGGCAGGCACAAGGTGGAAAATGAGTCTCGGTGACGTACCGTTCATAACCAAAGCATGGGTGCGCGGCTATGACGCCGAGCAACGGCTTCTCTACGTTATTGGCGCAGGGGGCCAATCGGTGCCTCCGGTACGCATGCTCTTTGCAGGCCCGGCGGATGGAGCCGCAGTCAATCAGGTGGAAATGCCCCGCATTGGAACAGCGGGACTGGTTATCTTCCCCAATCAGGACTCTAGAGACGGTTTCTGGCTAGGTTCCATTTATGACAGCCCCACCAATGCCATCACTTCGGATTCCGGTTCTCCTTTTGAAAACTATTTCGCTCACTGGTGCGGAGCGTTTCGTTATCTGGATGAGAAGGGAGACTTCACTTATTGGTCCCCGGATGGTTCCTACTTCAAGCTTGGTGAGACTACTTCTGTACCCACGGTATACCGCCATGAGTATCAGGTCGATGGAACTAGCTCCATTGAGCGTAATGAGTACCCGGTATCGGAAAGAGTTGCCAAGACGGCTTCTCCCAAATACCTGCACATCCACCATGCGAGCGGAACTTCCGCTACGATTGATCCTAGTGGAAATGCCACGCTGGATATCACCACTGGCAAGACGTTCACGATCAACTGTAATGGGGCATCCATTGAAATTGATGCCAGCGGCAACGTGAAAATTAACAGTGCTAGTGGAGCGCAAACACAGTTTAACGATATCACGGATTCCTTGGCCTTGGTTTCTAAGACTGTGCAGTGGCTCTCTGAGCATGAGCATATTGATTCCGTAGGAGGCACCACGTCTCCGCCCGTCACGCCGATTGATTCCACGACTATTGAATCAGAGCGTGTCACCGTAGATAAGTAAGGAAACTACTATGTATGATCTAAGGAATGGAATTGTTGTAGACACCTCTTTAGGGATGCTGGCCGATGGGACCTTGGGGGCAGAAATTGTTTTCCTATTCCCTAACGAGGACACTCACAACACGGCTAAAGTAGGACCGATTGCGGTGCCGGATGCCTCGGCATTTTCCAAATTATTGGAAGTTCTTAATATCCCTAAGTGGGAATTGGCAACTGACAGACGTTGCATTGTACGGTTGATCGTGGACATAGAAACCTCACGGGTAGCCAGAATCGGACATGCAGTATTCGAAAACTGGATTGATTTAGAATCTGACAAAGAAGATGAAGACGACACCCCGAGTAGCTGAAACTGGTACAGTCAGTGGCACCGGCAGTATCTCTCTGCAAGGTGCTTTGACTGCTAATCGTACCTTTTCATCGGTTTATGCCAATGGTGATACGGTGGGCTATTCCATATCGGGAAAGTCCAGTGGGGGAGCTACATCCAATGAATGGGAACTAGGACAGGGTACTTATGACAGCAGTACCGATTCCATTAGCCGGGATACGGTTCTCTACAGTTCCAACAACAATGCTCTGGTGAATTTCTCTATCCCTACTGTGATTGTGATGAACAGTGGAGGATCGCCGAGCACCCAGAATTATGGGGGAAGCCTATATCTGCCTAACTCGGGTGTAGGTGGACCGGCTACAAGTGGGGAAGGACTGTACATCAAGGATGCAGGTGGAACTCCCAGACTTACCCTGTATGTAGCCTCAGGGGACGCCTTACGCCTTACCAATAATATCGGAAGCAGTAGTGCTACTTATCTGGATATCTCCACCGGACAATCGGTGCAGATATACAACCTGTCTACTTCTACTGCGGTATTGACTGTCAATGACTCAGGTTTGATAACTGCTAATGGGTTCCGTAACTCAAGTAATACGGTATTCACCGGGGGCCACGGTTCTGTCTATCAGACCACCGGTGCTAGCACCTCAAATCCGCAGGTGAACGTGCGGCTGAACAGTAGCATCCCCACACAGTTCATCCAATCCTTTTGGGACGGCGCCAACCAGAGTAACTTCCTTGTGTCCAACTACAACGGTGGCGCGCCGACGTTGGAGTCGTACAAGAATACCCTAGACGACGGCTCCGGAAATATGGCCATTAACGGTAGCCTTTCTCAGTATGGGTCTGTGGATGTTCTTTTCAATGACCCGGCGGGCAATGTAAGTAACTGGTTCTGGAAGACTGGAGGTAACCTATACATAGGCAGCAGCGTGGCCGTGCCTCAGTTCCGTTCCAATGTTGCAATGCAAGCCCATAACATCAGCGGGATCAATCAGCTCTATAACAACTCAGGCACCACAAGATACCCGGTGATTTTCGTCCAGTCAGGAACGCCTACGGCAACCGCCACGGGTGACCTTTGGATTTATTAACATGGCTTTTGATAGATGGAATGGCAGCAGTTGGGTAACACCCTCTACCCATCTTGACAGATGGGATGGTTCAGCTTGGACAAACTTGCAATTCATAAGAAGATGGAATGGGAGCAGTTGGGTGACTATCTGGAGCGCATCTGTTTCAGTTTCCCTATCTGCGGGTAACGCTAGTTGTAGCTATGGGTTAAACGGTACAACTTCCTGTACGGCTTCCACGACTATAACTGCCACCCCCTCGGGAGGTTTTTCTCCTTACACCTATGCATGGTCTAAAGTATCAGGAGCGGGAAGTATTAGTGGTTCGGGCTCTTCCATTACTGTCTCCAACACAGGAAATTCCAATACTTCCGGCACTTTCAAATGTGTGGTGACGGACTCCCAAGGAAACACAGGGTCCAATCAAATAACTGTCAACTTCACCTATACCTATGTGGGGTAATATGCTTCATCAACTCACCTCTGTAACCGCTCTTGTTACCGCTGCTGGAGTTAGCACGTTCATGGCGTGCGCGGGATTTGTAGAGTACAGAATCAAGAAACTGCGCACAGAGCCCATTTCCTCGGGCCTCATGGGAAAATTTCACCATGTGCTCGATGCAGGGTTCATTGGAATGTGCTTTGCCTTGGCAGTAATTGGGGTACGTTTAGAAAATGCTGTGAGCCTCCTATGCTTCTTTTCTGGAATTGGCGTCTTTGGTGCAATGGCTACCGATAGTTGGGGTCTAGGAGGAAAGCATCGCAGAGCATGGCATTTGAACTTTGCCAAGATGGCATATGGAGGAGCGTTGCCCCTGCTTCCCTTGCTGGCTTGGCAAGCCCACAACAGTCTTCTTCTCTACGCCCTTGCGGCTCTCTATCCTTTCTCCGTACTGCTGGCATGGATCAAGGATCGCAAGGACACGGAGTTTATTGAAAAGACAGCGACCGGCGCAATCTGTGTATTCCTTCTGGCTTATTGTGCATATCTGTTTATCCACAGCGGTTTGCTGCCCCTGATCGCGTAATGATATGGCAACTGCATCTTACTATCGCACTACGACTTCTCCTGTGAGAGGCGCGTATCTTGTCCCCTATGGTTCTGGGCAATATCTAATTTGTAGTGCAGGCTCGGATTCTCCCAACGATATCTACGTGGGGGATACGACTTCCCTGCAAGCTTACACTATCTATGGCACCGACCCTTCTGCAATCACAATGACTGCAGACACAGATGGAGGCACGGGAGCTTATCTACTCAAGAGCAAGGCTGAGCTTCTTTCCATCAGTGGCTCAACTCCGGTATCCGGCTCCCCCTATCAGCTTTCTTCCAATGTCATTCTGGAAGGACTTCGCACGGTAGGAACTCAGCCGTATGTCACGGACACCTCAAATAATTTCTACACCACACAAAGTGGCGCTCTCACCGGCGTTACATTAAGTGGCGCATCCGGCCTTACCGCAAGCTGGTTGCGTAATTTCGCAACTGATGGATCACTTCTGTACGTAGCTGATACCACAGGGACGTTCAATTCTATCACTTTTAGTAGCACGGTGAGTGGGACATGGGGCACAGCGGTATCTACCCCCTTTACAGCAGGTGCCCTAAGCATTGTTCATACGAGTTCTGGGTTAGTAATGGCCGGGAAAATTGCTGACACGTTGTCTATGGCGACCTCAGGCATGCGTTCCATCAACTCTCAGCTTATCTTTGCCGACAGTGCCAATACTCAGTTTTCGGCATACTCCCAGAATGCAGATGGTACGTGGTCCAGCGCCCAGACCTTATCAACTTCCGCTGCCCCTACCTATCTGGAAGCTCAGAATATCTACGCTTTTGTCTCTGAACCTTCCATCAATAATGTGGAAGTCTTTGAAAACATAGGAGGCGTCTGGTCTCATAACGCTAATCTTTCTGCGACAAATGCGGGAAAGGTAGCGGCAGATTCCAAAGGAACGACTGTTCTGGTGTGTGAACCCTCGGCTAATACAGTGGAAGAGTTTCAGTACAGCGGAAGTTCTTGGGCTTCTTCCGGTACTTTGGCTGTAACGAATCCCACCGATGTAGTGATTGCATCCACTACGCGAGCCTACGTAGCGGGTGGTTCTACAGTAACGATTTTGTTGGGAAGTTAATATGGCTACATGGAGTATTTCCAGCACTGTCAGCGTGACAGGGACCATTTCAAGGATCGTAGCTGATCCTCTGGATGCCTATCGGGCTTTCACTTCTGCTAGTTCAGGAGCTTCCGGATATGTGTACTCCATTTTTGATAGTGCTATAGAAGACACTCACACGTTTGCTGGAAGTGCCGATGATATACAGGCAGGAAGTGGCGTAGTCTTCGTTCTGGACAATACCAACAACTCAATTCATTGTCTGGGTCACGCCGATAACATTAGCGGCTTTGTCAATTTCGTCACCATATCCCTGTCTCAATCAGCGCATGGCCTTTATTACACGGCGGGAGATTTATACATCCTTCAAGACAACGCTGAAGTAAACCGCTACCGACAGACAGGCAATGTTTCCTTGGAGCCGGGGCATCGCTATGGGATGAGCATCTACGGTGGCTCAAGCTGGACCCCTATTTATTCCACGGGCACACGCCAAATTATGGCAATGACCCCGGACAATAGTGGGAATGTCTTTGCTGTCACGGATGACAACACTTTATACTACATGAGCGGTACAGGAACCGCCATGTCTTCCGGCTATCCCCAGAATATCCCCGATCCTAGCGGGCAGATTTCCGGTGTGAAAATCGGGATCAATGCTCTTCATTGGGATGGCACTACTCTTTACGCTTCCTCTTCCTTATATGGAAGCCTGATAAAAATAACCCCGGCATGAACCACCTTGAATCAATCAGTAAGAACAAGGTTCATTATCATCTGAGAAAGATGACCTTGCGTTTTGCGCTGTACTACCCGGAGCATGAGCGCCGGTCAGAAAGTTCGGAATACCGAGCTACCCGAAAGACCATTATTGACGAACGCAATATCGGATGTTGGGTCTGTGGAGTACACGATAACCGGGAGCTTCATCACTTCGTCATTGAATGGAGCATGGCTAACGCCATTGATTTTAAGAAGCTGAAGAAGGATCACCCGGAAGCTGCCAAGTACGAGACTCTGCAGAAGTTCGTAGACAGCGCAGATAACATGAGAGTGTTGTGTGCTGAACATCATCGGCACAAGGGGTATGGAATCCATATGCTTGACTTTCCGGAATGGGAAGTCCAAGCGTGGCTTAAAGACGGGTACAAATACCACGGCACATACACATGAAGCTGATAGAAAAGGGACTTTCCCCGGCGCCACCGGAACGGCGCGTTGTTACTGAAAGAGAAAGCTCCAAGTGGTTGCTCTATCTATGGAAGGTACTGAAGTGGGGCGCTACGGTTGTGGGGTTGACGGGAAGCATGTTGGTCGCTCTGCAGCATATGGATATTGCCTACTTCTTCATCCTTCCGGCCAATTTCTTGTGGGCTTCTATTGCTTTTCATCGGCGCATGTGGAGTCTCCTTGTAGCTAATAGTGCCTACATGGCTTTTAACATCATAGGTGTCCTGCATTGGGTGTGGGGCATTAAACTTTTCTAGACGGATTCATCATGGCAGTTTATCGGCAGATACTCAGATTCAATGATCTTCGAGCTACCTATATCCTGAAGCTCGTTGAAGGCGCTACAAAAGCGCAGCTTCTTCAGCCGTTTGTCTTTCCCATCAGCCCGCAGCAGATGGATCGTCAGTATGACGTGATGAATAATATGTACCACGTACAATCATCACAGAGCACCGGCGTCTACCGAATCATTGACCGTTATGGTGAGACGCCCCCGACCTTTATTTTGCGTGGAACCACAGGTTGGAACTACCACAATACCACCGGCTACCGCAAGAGTGGGCTGGATTCCTTGGATGACCTGAACATCATGCTCTCTACCTACAGTGAGCGTGTTGCCAATGCTCGCTATGAACAAAAGCAGTCCACGGTGGCCTTGGAGTTCTATGATTTCTTCTTAGATGAGGCATGGGAAGTCATGCCAGTCGGGCAGATCAATTATCGCCAATCAGAAAGAAGCCCGCTTTGGGTCTTCTTTGAACTGCGTCTTGCTGCCGTACAGAATCTGGGACAGCCCACGCAGCAAGAGACTTCCTTGTGGAATGAGCTTTCGCAGCCTAGCTTCGGCCTTTCCAATATTCCTACACTTACTCCCCAAATCTGGGCACCATAAGAATGAGCATCTATAGCAACCCCTCAGGCGATCTGACGAGTGCCATGTCGCAGTTACGTCTGGTGCTCAATGATGTATTCACCAATACGGGAACCACGATCACGAACTTCCCCAAGACTCCTTCGTGGGGATATCTGTATGCGTTGCTGACTTCCATGCGCAATCTGCTCTTCTACACGGAAGCACAAATCATTTGCTACGGCATCAACCGCCTCTATGACAATCTGGATCAGTTGGCTTCTTACCCGCTGGCCCTTGGAACAATTGATCAGGAGTATCTTACCAATCGTCTGGATGCCGTGCAAAAAGCCGCTGGTGATTTGGCAACTCATTGCTCGGTAGAGGTCTCTCCGGCTACTGATCTATACAAAGGTCACACAATTGTAAGTGACCCCAAACTCTATGAATATCTGGGGGGTTTCAATGCTGAAGCATCCCCTTCCACAATGACAGCTTCGGGACTGGTGGATGCAGCCAAGGATAATGCTCTGGGGTGGGGCCGCATCGCTGACGATCTTACCAACTCGGGAATTACTTACCCTCCTAGTTTGCTGGATACCCTGTCCAATATGACAGACCTCACCAACCGGCAAGTAGATTTTCTCTCCACTTACATCACTACCAGTGCTGCTCTGACTGACCAACAGTTATGGAACTTTGCCTTGGTGCAGCCTCTACTTTTGCAACTGTCCAGTCTTTTCTGGAACCGGGTAACAGATGATTCCCTGCAGATGCTATTGCTCACCAAGTATGCCCTGCAAAAACTGATTCTGTACTGTCAGGAAGTCCTGATTGAGTATCGCCAACTTTCCAGTCCTTCCCCCAAGACTGCTATTTTGCATCAGGGAGAGACATTGATGGACTTCGCTGCCCGAACGACAGGGGACTACACAGAATGGACCCAGATCGCTACCCTGAACAATCTCTCCCCTCCGTATGTTGCCGATACCTCTAGAAGTGGGGTGGCTACGCCGGGAGACAGGCTCGTGCTTCCTACCCCGCAAGCTTCTACGCAACAATCCAATTACTTCTACAACACCCTTGGGGTTGATCTTAATTACGGTCCTGTATCTGGGGATTTGCCCCAATGGAATGGGGATTTCCAGATTATGGTGGGGTACGATAATCTGAATGCAGCATTGATCCGCAGATTGCTCACCCCTTTAGGCGGCTACATCTATAGCACGGGTTACGGTTCTCGACTTGCGTCCATGTTGGGAGAACCGATGACCTCTACGACAATAAAGATGATGAACACCTACGCAAAAGCGGCATTGCTTTCCGACAATCGCGTACAGTCAGTTCTCAATATTAACACCACGACGACTGAACTAGGGCTTGCAGCAGTCAAAGCCACGGTACAGCCGGTGGGAACGGGGGCTACACCTACTAATCTGGACTTGGTATTGCAACCTACGCCTGAGTAACCCATGTCAACATACGATATTACCACTCCTTCGCCTCCTACGACTGCTGCTATTGCTGCGCAGCTTTCAGCAATCTTGGCTGCACAGTCCGGAGTGCTCACAGATTTCAATGAAGGCTCCCAGATACGAGCCTTGGCAGAAGCTATTGCCTCCATCATTGATATCAACCAGACGGAGAATGAAAGCTCCAATTTTCAGGCAATCACCAATGCGTGCTATTCCGCCTTTGGCATTACCCCTCTGGGGGCAACCTATGCCGAAGGCACTGTCCTGTTTTCCACAGCAGTTCCGCCCAACGCGCCTGCTTCTCCTAATACGGTACCCATTCCTCAAGGAACCGTAGTTCAGACTTCTGGTGGGATTCAGTTTGAAACGACTTCCGATGTAACCCTCACCAGTGGCAGCAGTGGTGTTTATGCAAATATTCAGGCAGTGCAGGCAGGTTCTGCAGGCAATATCCCGGCTTCCGGCATCGTTTCGATTGCTTCTGGTCTTTCAAGCTCACTCTACGTCAGCAATCCCCTCCCGACTGCCGGGGGAGCAAATGCAGAAACTGCTCAACAGACTGCTTCTCGCTTCGCTAATACTATCACTGCTCTTCATTTATCTTCTCCTGCGGCTGTCGCTTCGGCTTGCGTTGGGGTTACATCAGGAGCGGAAATTGTTAAATATGCTACATGTTATGAGCCGTGGATTGATCAGGCAGTGGGATCACAGACGCCGGGGTTTTCTGCAATCATTGATAACGGCACCGGCACAGCTACTTCGGGGCTTATCTCTGCGGTCAAGACGAAGCTCGACGGGGATGTAAGTAACTTCACGGAAAGTGGTTATCGACCCGTGGGAGTTCCGTATTACGTAGTAGCTGTGACTCCTACTGTAGCAAATGTAACGGTGACCGCTACTGTAGCTCCGGAAAGCACCAAGCAACAGGTAGATGCACAGATATCCTCAGCAGTGCAGTATTACTTCTCCCTGCTAAACTTTGGTGATACTGCGGAAAACAGCAAACTCAATACCCAAGTAGCGAATGCTCTTTCCACGCAGGTCACTTCCCTATCAGTTCAGTTGGAAGACTCAGGCAATGCCACACAGTCCTCCATCACCCCGGCTACCAGTAGCCGCATTGTTCTCAACACTCTGACGTTGAATACCTAATGACTGTAGATGAAGCCCTTCAGCAGCTTTTGGATTTACCGAGTCCGTTCAAGCGGACCGGACCCAACTTCGACATGCTCATGCATTCGTTGCTGCATGCGCTGCGCACCTATACGGGTGGTTTGGCTTCCATGCAGAACCAGACCAACATCAATAACGCTGTACGGTCATGGCTGGATGTGTGGGGAAGTATGTTCAATCTTCCTCGTCAAAGCGGAGAAGATGACCCCGGCTACCTGAAGCGAATCAAATCCACACTCCTGTGCTGGAGTTCCACTCCCGCAGGTATCTCCAAGTTCATTTCTGATATTTATGATACAACCGTAAAGGTCACGGAGAATGCTTCCCCGGTCAGCTATCAGATTCAGTTCAACTCACCGCTTGACTCTACCACCCTTAAAAACATTGCAACGGCACTGGCGTATGTTCGTCCTGCAGGAATACCACTTATGCCGTTCCAAGTTATTCAGTCAGGTCCCTTTCTTACTACAATGGAATACACGGGAATGAATTACGGAACCGGCACTTATTTGGGTGGTTCAGGAACCAAATCAGAATCTTACCTTCCCGATCACACTTCCAGTGCCATTGTGAAAATGTCATTCCGCTTACAGAACTTCCCGAGTGTTTGAGGATAAACCGTGAAAAGGCAACTCTTCTATAGCTACCAGTATCAGGACAACACCCTGTGGACTGATACCGTTACCCATATGTGGAGCGGCATCGGACTATACGGTGCGCGTATGGCTACCCCGGGTACGGTCAATCCGTCAGATGCTACGTTCACTCCGTCTAATCTGACGGTAAGCTGTGCGCTGCCGTCCCCGTTTGCTTGCTTGTTTCAGACAGGAACATTGGCCGAAGCGCATGGAACCACAGATGGTAGTGACACCTCTACCTATAATGTGGATTTCTCTTCACTGGTCCCGGCCAGTGGTAATAGCGTCACGGCTTATTGTGTAGCGCAACTTACAACTGTTAAGCAAGACCCGTTCCTGTTGGTAGGCCCCCCTCCGGGCCACCCCGACTATGACCCCTCGTTCGTGCCTTACAAGGCGTACAACACGGAACTGGATACGTTGAATGTGACGGCGACTACTACAGCGCCGGACAATCAAACCACGATTGAGCTTTTCCGGGTGACACTGGCTCCGGGGCAGACCACAATTGGCTCTGTAGATACGACTCATCAGGTAAAAGCATCTTCTAACGCATTCAACATTCCTAACAGTTCCTTGGCCGGTCCGCAGGTTACAACCTTCAACACACGCTCGGGAGCCGTGACACTAAAATCATCAGATGTGACCACGGCTCTGGGCTACACTCCCTTCAGCAGCGGGGGTGGAACCATCAATGGCAATGTGACCATTACGGGGACCTTGAACCATACTTCAGACTCTCGTATCAAGTCCAACATTACTAATTTGTCTGTCGGACTTTCGGAAGTCAAGAAGCTGCGTCCTGTCGAATATGATCACGATATCACCAAGAAGCATGAATACGGGTTGGTGGCACAGGAAGTAGAAAAGGTACTTGCCAAGGCAGTCAACAAGCCTGCATACCCCACCAATCTCTACTCCTTGAATTATCACAGCTTGATCGCGGTATTGGTAAAGGCCGTGCAGGAATTGTCTGATCGTGTAGAAGAACTGGAAGAGAAGTTTGACTAATGGCTAGTGGATATGAGGTTGGCGGAAGTGACCTCGATAGCATTTTTAACCCGTTACAGAGTTGGGAAACCCCCGCTCCGGACACGGGCTATGACGTAGGGGGAGTTGACCTTAGTCAACGCTACTCCCCTTTGTCCGATGGAAGCGCAGCTTCAGCCACTGGCTACGAAGTAAGTGGCGCTGATCTTAATACCTTCTTCGCGGCATATGGAACCGTAGGAGGAATGACGGTCAGCATTTCTCCCACCGCTCCCACGGGTGTTACGAATGGGCAGAAGATTACATTCACAGCCACGGTAGCTAACGCCAAATCTCCGTACACCTTCAACTGGTCGGTTGCTACGGGAAGTAATGGTTCAACAGGAGCCATTGTCTCGCAAAGTGGCAATAGCTGTACAGTCCAGTTCAACAACCAGCCCTCTTCCGGTAACGGTACAGTTATCGTATCGGTGACGGCAAAGGACAGTTCCACCCATCAGCAAAGTGCATCCAGTAATGTGACGGTAACACTGGCACCGCGTATGGCAATTGCCATTTCCCCTTCCAGTGTTTCCAATCGAAAGAATGGTCAGTCCGACAGCTTTACTGCCAATCACACTAATGGTGTTTCCCCGTTCACCTACAAGTGGTCTATAAAGACTGTGAGTGGCCCGGGGTCAGGCTCACTGTCCTCCACTACTTCCAATCCTACTACCGTAAGCTACAGTGGACAGGGAAGTAGCACTACCAGCCTGCAGCTTACATGTACGGTAACAGACAGCAGCAATCACCCTCAGGTAGTGTCTTCTACAGCTTCGATTTCACTCTCACCTTATATGACGGTGAGTGTATCTCCGTCTACTTCTTCAGGTCTCATAGACGGAGATACGGTTACCTATACGGCCAATGTCTCTAATGGTACTTCCCCGTATACCTACAATTGGAGTGCCACTACGACAAGTGGTGCCGGATCGGCCACATTGCAATCACAGAGTGGTAATCAGGCTACCTTCAAGTTTTCCGGACAAGGGGGTACACCTAGTGATATCACGATCAAGGTAGATGTAACCGATAGCACCAGTCCCACGACCCAGAGTGCCTCGGCTACAGCTTCGGCGACCATGAAAGCATTGATCACGGTATCCATTTCACCGGGTTCCAATACTTACAACACAACTTCCACCACCAATACTTACACGGCTTCGGCTTCCGGAGGGGTTACACCGTATAGCTATTCTTGGGCTATTTCTCATATAAGCAGTTCAGCCCCCGGTACGTATACGATTAACTCACAATCGGGGAATACGATCAACATCACCTTCACCTGTAATGGAAATTCTGGTGATACATCTCAGTGGCATCTTACTTGTACGGTAACAGACAATGTGGGGAATACAGGAAGCACTACCATTGAGGTAGGGGTGCATATCCCCCTTCAAATTAACTGATGACTTATGAACGAGAAGACTTCCGCTGTTGAAGAAACCATAGAACTCCTGCATGAGAGGTGCGAATTTCTGCATGAGCGATACAAAGACATGCGCAAGCTCGTATCGTCTCATGATGAAACGCTGCGCACCCACAGCAATATGTTGTCTCATATTCGAGACGAGTTCAAGCGCGTGGAATCTTCTTTTTCTCACGACTTGTCCTCCGCAAAGGATGAACGGACGGAAATTCGTGAATCACTGCGCCGAATTGAACAGGATGCCATAAATTCTGTCCCGCTACCTATTGCTACTAAACTGGACAAATTGTTAAGAGCCAGTAACGTCTACAAGACGCTGTTCATCGCCGCAATAACCATTTTGGCAGCAGTCATTGGAGGGGTGTTCGTTTTTGCCACTGGTTTGATTCACTAATATCCGGAGACAGGAATGAAAGATGCCTTTCCCATGATGCCCAAAGCAACGTGGGGCCAGAAAATTGCAGACTTCATTGCTCGTACTGTAGGAAGTTGGAGATTCATCATCATACAGAGCATTGCTCTGTTTTCATGGGTTGTATGGAATACAGTACAGATAGTTCATAGCTACCATTTTGACCCTTACCCGTATATCCTGCTCAACCTCATGCTTTCGTTTCAGGCAGCATATACAGGGCCGATTCTTTTAATCGCTGCCAATCGGCAGGCACAACGTGACCGCATTATTGCTGAGACCACGCGAACTATGGTCTCCACACTTTTGCAGTTGACAGAGCATTTGATCAAACAGTCCGACAGGGACGCAATCTACAACAAGAAGCTTCATGAACTCATGGAGAAAGTGTTGGAGTTGCAAAAAGAGGAAACCAAAGATGTTGACCATCCTGTGGAGCCTTCTGGGTAAATTCGGTGGAGGGCTCTTTGGTCTAATTCGCAAGCACTGGAAAGCCACCCTGATTATTTTGGCGATTGCGGGGGTGGCTTTCTATATCTGGTTATTACGCTCGGAAAATTCTCATCTGCGCAACAAGAACAAAGACCTGTTCACCCAGAACACCCAACTGGCGGCCACCCTCAAGGATCAGAACAAGGCTATTGCACAGTTAAATGTCCAGTATTACCAGCAGCAAAAGAAGCTCAAGGTAGCTGAGAAGAAAGCTGACAAGGTTGCCAAGTCCACTCAGAAGACGATAACCAAGATCGAGCACACTACAGTACCCGTGGGGTGCATGAAAGCCACTGACTGGTTCCGTGAGGAAATGATCAAACGTGCTCAGGAGTTTCAGTCAGGAGGACCGCAATGATGTGTAAATATTTTCTGCTCCTGACCACAGTCGTGGCACTAGCCGGGTGTGCCGGATTGCCCAAGGCTCCGAAGAAGGTAAACATGCCGGTAGTCAAGGGATGCATCAAGGAAAGTGCGCTGCCTGCAAAGCTCAAGACGTTACCTATATCTAGCATAACGGCGGGGACACCTGCACCGATTGTCCTCAAGAAGGCAGACGAGACGATTGCCATACAAGAGGGGCAAATCAAGCAGTTATGGCTGCTTATTGAACCCTGCGTCCAGTTCCAACCCCTAACCAAGCCCTGAGGCGTTCTGTATTGAGTTCTCCGGCGTCTTTGTACCCCTGTGGTACCGGGAATACACCTACGTCCATACAGAGCTTTAGAGAGCTTCTGATGTGGTGCTCGGCTTTCTGTCCCGCACTGTCCTGATCGAGCGACAAATAGACCCCGTTAAAGTTCCGTGAGAGTTGGTGCAGTAACCGGATTTGTCTATTAGATATAGCTGCCGTAGAAAGGGCCACGGCATAGATGCCTGCCCGATTACCTGCAATATTGATCTTCAGGGCGTCCAGAGGCCCTTCACAAACCAACAGCTTGTCCCCGCGCGCTTGCGCAATCAGATCATAGGGCCACAAGGTTTCGGGCATCGCATGGATGGCTCCCTGCTCAATGCTCTGAGCCTTGTAGCGCACCGGCTCTGTGGGAAGGATCGTGCGCCCGGTCCATGTGATGAGCTTGCCATTCTCGTATACCGGAAAAATAACACGCCGTCCCCACGGGCCAGACAAGGCTGCTTTCAACCCATAATTCCGGGCATCCTTGTATTCCACTCCACGCTTGTGCAGATAGATACGAAACCCCCGGGTAAAAGGAGTAGGCAACAAGTCCACAAACTCGGAAGGCAAGGATTGCTCCTTCACGGGAGGGTTCTTTTTCACTTCATGAGTAGAAGCCACAGGAATCAAACGCTTGCCCTGTGTTGCCAAACCCCCCAGAGCACCCCATCCTGAATACTCCTTCTCAATTTCCTGCGCACGTCTATAAGGTACATGGAGTAAATTGGCAATCAGCACAGCAAAGGATTTTCCTCGATGGGACTGGTCACGCCAACATCCCCACCCCTTCCCTTGTAAACTGATCCCCATATGCTCACTAGGATCGTCACCACACAAGGGACACTTGATATTGATATTGCCGGGGGAGACGTTCGCTCCTTCTTCCACGAAAGGAATGGAGTAGTCGTCCAGAAATCGCTTGATCTGAAACATTAGATCACATCCTTCACTTCCACATTCCCAACCATGATTTCGTGATAGAGGTCTTTGCCTTCCGCAAGGAAACTCTGAATCTTCTCATCGACTGTATCTTCCACGATCAAATCATAGATGAATGTCTTCTGCCGTTGTCCCATACGGTATACTCGCGCCTCGCATTGACGCCGGGCAATACTTCCTGTGGGAGACTCATAGAACAGCATGTAGGGGGCTATCTGTAGATTCAACGCAGTCTGACCTACAAAGGAGTTCAGGACAAAGACTTGGCAAGCAGGGTCTTTCTGAAACCGCAGTAACTCTTTCTCACGATTCTTGGTTTCACCATAGACGCGAGCATAACCGATTCCCTTCTCCTTTAACAGCTTCTCAAGCATATCGCCTGAAGCGTTGAAGTCATGGAAGATAACCATCTTCTCTGAGTCAAGCTCATCTAACAGCATTTCCGTAGCCTGTAACTTGATGTTGTCCGGCAAATGCATAACCTCTTTAGCCCCGGTTCCCTTCTCCCGCAAGGTAAGGAAGCCACTCGTCATCTGCCGCGCCGACAGGAACACATTCTTGTTGGGAAGAAGATTCTTCTGTGACTCGATAGCAATCTGCCGAAGCTGATCCTTGAGCTTGTTGTAATACGGTTTCAGGTATTCAGGCATGGGCACCCGAATGGGGATAACCGTCTTAGCGGGAATGTCAATACATTCCTCAAGCTGATAAGTCAGGGAGCGATTGCCCACTTTCTGATGCAGATACTTCTTGCGGCGTTTCTGGAACTTCCATTCAATCCCTCCCCAGAAACCCTTGTTCTGAGAGAAGAAGGTGTTCATAAAGAACCACCATGTATACCCCAAGGACTCTCCACCGTCGATCACATAGAACTGTGCCCACAAATCGGAAGGATCACGACCAAAAGGTGTTCCGGTCAAGCCATACCGATAAGGCACTGTATCCTTGAAATGCTGACACAGTTTGAACGTAAGACTCTTGGGGTTCTTGAGGGACGTGGACTCATCGTAGATGACACAATCAAACAGTTCTCCCATCCGTGCGATCAATCCACGGTCAAGCACAAGGCGCATGCGCGGTTTCGGGGGCAATCGCAATACCATGCCAGTGCGCCACTTGTGGACTTTCAGTTCCCGGTTGGAGTCCAGATTTACACGCAGATTGTTCAGATCAGCTATGACACGCCAATCTCCATCCTCTCCCAATGTGCGCCGGGTGAAGGCCAACAGACCTTCCCCTTTTTGCACATTGTCTGAACGCTGCTTGGGCTTCTTCTTGGGGTCAGGCACCATTACCGAGCACATGGAAACCAACCCTGCATAGTTAGTAATATACGCATCGGCATCATGCTTTTCCAGAGTCTTCCATTTCTTGGCAGAGCTTCCTTCAAGTCCTACCACCTCCAACTCTGGAGCAATCTTGTGAAACTCGGCCTTCCAGTTAGGCACAGCAATCACATTCGGGACCAAGATCAGAGTTCGCTTGGCCTTGTGATGCATCTTCAGGTACCTCATTACCTGAAGCATAATAAAGCTCTTGCCGGTGCCAGTAGGAAGAAACAACAAGAACTGCTTCAGCTTTAGGCTCAAGTAAATTGCCACAAGCTGATGAAGACGAGGTTTCAGAGTGTCAAAAGTCAGCCCTGTCTTCTCAAGGACATTGAGAAGATCATCATAGGGAAGCTTCTTGTATAGATCGAAATTGCGCGACGGCTTTTCAAGAAACTTCTGGACTGCTTCAGGTGATATCATTTTGCCCCTTCCATCCCTCGCACTTCAGTAATCGGGGTTCCGTGAATCTCATCCGGTGCGCCCTCGATTTCCTCCGACAACGAGCGGTAAGGTTCGTTACGGTAAACCACATCGCTCAAACAGAATTGCCCAATCGCGTAATTCTGTGTGATCACAATCCGTGACTTGGCCGTATTGTCACGATTTTTGATCACGTACAAACGAGCGATACCGTTTCGATATTCCTCATCTGTCTGACTGTAACTCACCGAAATATCCGCACTCATGATCTTGGAGAAATCCTCTGAGGTATTATCCTCTTCGATCCAAGTGCGCCGGGTGCCGTCTCTGTTTGACTGGTTAGGGAGAAGAAGGGCCATATTGCGCTTTTCTCCCAACCCCCGCAGGTCAGCGTACAGGTGCCCGGTGGCTATACGAAGATCATGAGCGGGCAATTTCATTATATCAGGGTAGTCCACAATGAGCAAGTCGGGCATCCACCCCTCAGACTGTTCCAAGAGGTCAAGAAAGCCCTCTAACTCCCTGATTCCAATAGAGCGCATCGGGAATTTGGCAACTCGGATATTTTTCATCCAGTCCGTGGCCGCAACCTTCTCCAAAATGACATTAGGCTTGGAGAGCACATCCATTGTGCGGTCATAGGAAAACCGCTGAAGCTCATATCCAAACCCGGCGTCTTTAATGACCGGAACCTTGATCCCCATCATGCGCTCACGCGGGATAGCAAAGCCGGTCTGCAAGTAACGCCCAAGCACCTTGGGCTTGCCCATTTCCAGAGACACATGCAGCACCTTGTGCCCATGCTTGGCAGACTCCACTCCCATATGAATGGCCCACCATGATTTGCCCCGGTTGGACAAGGCAAGGAACGTGTGGGTACCCCCTCGAAAGGGAACCGCATGTACTCGATCCAGTCCCGTAATACCAGAAGGAAATTCCAGCACCGGCTCTTCCCAAATGGAAGTCAACTCCTTGGTGTCGGCCAGAACGGTGCCCATATCAAAGGTTGCATGGTAGGTACGAGTAGTAGTCTGGAAGATCGTCTCGGCACCATCCAGATCGCCACGTTCCAAAGCCTCATAAGCTTCATAGACACCCTTGCGCATGGATTGCATGCGAATGAACTTATGCACCCGATCTACCACATACTGCGGATTGATCTGGGCACGATAGGAGTCTATGCGTTCAATGATTGTCTGGTATAGCTCCTTGTCATCCCCCTGCAACTCATGTTCCAGAAGATCACTGAGGTGATACTTCGGAGCTGCACCAAACTTGTCTATGAAGCCATAAATATAGTTTATGAGCTTACGATCCAGCGGACCTTCGTACAGTTCTACCGGAACCAAGGAACGCACCATCCGTGCGTATTCGTCATAATGCACCAACAGGCAGAAGACTTCAATCATCAACTGCCCGGAAAGATTTTCCTCACTCACTCGTATACACCTTCCGTGGTCTAACGGGTAATCAGGTCCCCTCCTGCCTTACCCAAATTCTGGTAGCCCGGGTATTTTGCATCCAGCAATGCCGGTATCTTGGAGATTTCCGAGATTACTACATAAGTTGTCAACGGCACCCCTCGCTGCTTCAAATGTTGCAGCATCAAGGAAATACCTCGCCGGAAGAAAAGAACCTTCTTGCGCTGTTCACTAAACTGCAAGCGATCCATGAAGAGATATAAGCTCTTCCATCCCTGCAAGTATAAAGCAAAGTATCCTTGTGATTCCAGCAGGCGAGGCTCCGGCAATGTCAGAGCATACTGCTCTTTCATAATGTGCCGCAGCACTCGGTAGAAGAGCAAGCTGTCTTCCTCCATATGCTTGGTCTGCAGCACATTGGGGTGCTGCATTTCAATCATGCGTATTACCTTCCGAGCATCCTCTACAGAAAGTTGAGGAACTAACTCCAAGATTTTACGCAACGGACTGGATGTGTGAAACTCCTTTGTCATCTTTGACAATACCGACATATGAGAGGAAGGCAGCATCGCCTAAACTCCTGTGATCAATAGTCCAAACCTGTTTCTTGGAAGTACGGGCGCGGTGTTCCATAAGCGCCAGCAAATCCTGCACCCCGGTCTCTGACAAATGGGCAGACGGCTCATCCCACACTTCAATGTTCCAACGAATACCCGTCAACGAAGTGATAGCGTCAACTATACCATAGCCGGTGGCTAGTTTAAGACGCTGTTCTTCGCCTCCACTCCATGATTCCCAAGGCACAGGCATATCTACATGCGGGCTATGCACCAGTGTGTGAAACTTCTGTGACAGACTCCCACTCTTGGTTTCCCTTTCAACCGCAAACTCTATTCGGTAGCCTTCCATGCCCAAGGTGGATAGAGCGTTGTTTACATTTATCTCAAGCTGCTTCACGACACGCTGAATTAGATACAGCTTCACTTCCTTGAAAGTGGAAGACCACCATTCATAGATAGCCTGTACAGAGGTTAGGCTGTCTCTTTGCTGCTTGAGTTCCTGCACTTCCTTGTTAAGAGCCGAGACGTTCTCTGTGAGGGTCCCTACGCGATCTTCCCACGGGTTTCTGGTCTTCCTAGCATGTAAGCTTTTACGCTGCTCTGAAAGGCCCTCAAGCGTAGCGCGCAGTTTATCCCGATCCCGCTCCCGCGCACTCTCTTCTTCATCTAATTTGCGCAAGGATGCCCTCACGCTATTTAACTTGTCCTTCGCCTTTTCCCGGAGCTTTTGTAATGCAAGCACTTCAGAGGATTTCTCTTCCCACTCATCACGCAAGGCGTTATACTCGTCACGGTTCTTGCGTTGGATGGAAAGAAGTCTGCGCCATTCTGCATCCAGATGTTCACGGTCTACCTTGTTACCGCATAAAGGACATTCATAGTCCTTATCCCGCAGGTTTCTAATACGTTTCTTGTCCAGTTCCAATGAGCCGTGGGAACCTTGCTTGGAGGCCATCTGCTTATCCAGTTGAGCAATGCCTTCACGCAGAGAATCAAACTCAATTGTCGCTGCCTCAATCGCTTCCTTGAGCTTGTCTACTTTGCTCAGCAGTGCTTCACGCGTCTCCGAAGAATCTGTAGGGATGGACAAGCCCTGCAAGCTTTTCTCAAGCACAATAATTCGTGCATCAAGAGCGGCTTCTTCTCGTTCCAGATTAGAGGCCCAATCATCCTTCTCGATGTAGGCATTGTTAAGCTCTGCCGTCAGTGTCTCTACTTTCCCACGCAGATAGTTAAGCTTATCCTTTATCTCACCCACCTTCTTTTCAGTGGAGTTCTTCTTCTCCAACGCCTGCTTAGCATAGGCATCCCAATTCTTGGAATGGGTAAGCTCGGAAACAAATGCCAGTTTCTCCCCCGGCTTCATATCCAGAAAGTGATCAAACCTCTGTGAATGCAACACGGCATTCTCAAAAAGGTTGCCACTCCAGCCTAAACGCGCTTCCACACTCTCCTGATCCAGAAGCTGTTCAGCCTTGGTATTGCCCAATTTCCATGACAGGACACTGGTGCGGTCGCTACTACGCCGAAGAACCTGCTTCACCCCGTCTATAGTAAGAGTAGCTTCTACCCACATCGGGTCCTTATCAACCCACCAATTCGTGAGGGTGGTGGCAGGCCGTCCCCGGCTATCACGCCCATAAAGCAGGTAGCGTAGTGCCTCCCATAATGTAGACTTGCCTGCTCCATTGGAGCCAAGCTTAGGGTCAAGACGATTTTCTCCCCAAATCCCACACAGTCCTGCACCTGCGGGCATCATAAAAGAAGAAGTCCCTTGGAAAGAGCCAAAGTTATGGAGGGTAATGGCTTCAAGAGAAATCTGCATTACTTGCCCTCCACCGCATCAATGATTTCCACACCTCGCGTGAAATACAGGCGATGCATCTTGGGGTAGCGTTCCTCCATGAATTGGTGCAATACATCCCGTGCATCATCCGGGGTGTCAATCTCAGGAGCCTCTTCAGAAGTGACTCCTACCTGTTTCAAGATCACTTCCGTATGATGCCGATCCCATTCATGCTCTTCACAAACCTGCTCTACCTGATGGCGGAGGGTATCCCACTCATGCAGTTGTTCAGGAGTGAGGAAAAAGCGCACCTTCACTTGATCCCCTTTCTTGACTTCTTCTACCTTTTGCAACTCTTCTATAGAAGAAACCTGCAATACATGACGCCGAGGAAAGACAGAGGTGGTTACCAGACTCTTGTCCCCTTTCTCAGTGGTGAGAATGAAACGAGGGACAAAAGAATCTCCGAAGTTCTTGTGGTAAGGCATGCCTACATAGGTGACGTTGCCCATTGTCTGGGGCACATGGATATCTCCACTGTAAACTTTAAGATCACCAAAATACTCTGCCGGAATCCCTTGCAGTTCCTGCCCATTGGAAGCCTTTACCCGGTTGACAGTAATATGAGTAGAGACAAAATCCACTTCCCGATCCGTAAGACGCGCAGTCCATGCTTCATCGTTCTCGGGATCATAAGAATAAGGCAGCAAAGACACACGGCGTCCCGCAATCTCTGCTACCATCGGCACATCAGCATATACAATATCCGGAAGCCGATCCAAGAACTTAAAGGTGGGGCTGCTCTCATCTTTGTAATCATGGTTGCCTTTGAGAATGAACAACTTGGCTTCTGTAGCAAGCCATTCAATATTCTTGCGAACCCGATTGATAAAAGCGCCTGTATGGCGATCCTTAATGTCGGTCAGATCGCCATAAAAAATAATAGCTTCGATATCCTGTGAGTGGATCAGTTGCTTCAAGACCGGGAACAACTTCCAACGATATTCGTCTTCTGCCCGATCAGTAAGATGCTGGTCCCCCACATGGAGAATGTTTCCATGCGGCATATGTCTTCCTTGACCTCATCTGTCGATATTGGCGACCGCTTCCATGATCTTCTGTGCCCCATACAACCCGATAAGCATGGCATCAGCGCGACCTGTGTGAGACTTCTTAGATAGCTCCACATCGCAGCCTCTTACCAAATTAGCGGCACGTTCCAGTGCCGCTTCCTTGGGCTTGCCAATCAGATCAAATTCACGCTTCCAGCTTTGCGGAGTGACATAGTTGTACGGCACCTCCTTTAGCTGCAAGGTAGCTTCCAGCATCCCCACACCTCGCCCAAAGGTAAACATGGAAGTGACACCCTGCTTGGGCATTGCGCCTACCTTTTCCAAGAAGCCATACATAAAGCCATACTCGTTCATCCATTCCGAGATTTTGGTAACACGCACGGACTTCTTGAAGGTGCTGCCTCGCATAGTGGGCATGTCATAAACCGCTTCACAAATAGTCTGGTACTGGCGGTTCTTGTACTCAAGTTTGAAAAAGGCGATTGCCCCGGACAAGCCGGGGTCAATCCCCATGACGTAGTTGATGTGCTGGCCCTTAAAAATCATGATCCGTACTTCTTATGGGAAGAACGGAAGCTGGACTCAATTTCCTGCCAGCGCCGGTACGTCCATGTTGCCATAGCACTGGAGGCTTTCTTGAAATCCTCATCGTTCATGCTAGTCAAACGATTCATGACTTTTACCGCAGTGTCAGCGTCCACACCTGCTTCTTTGGTAAGGGCATTAAACTCATCAATGCTGGAAGCAAAATCCAGATTGGCCTGAATATCATCAATGCCGAAATCAAATAGCACCGGGAATTTGCACTTGCGGAAAGGCACTCCCACCTTGTTCTTCTCACAGGAGGCTTCTACCTGCACTCCCACGATCCGATCAATCTTGTTGGAGGACTTCTTGTATCGCTTCATATGACGCAAGAAGACACGCTGGCTCATATAGAACTCAAGTGCCTTACCGCCCGATTGTGACCAATTGGCACCGAAAGACACGCCCACCTTCTCACGTACCTGTGAGACCACAAGGAGGGTAACATTCTGGGCTTTGAGTCGATGAGTAAGGGTGCGGAAGAACCGTGACATTTGCCGTGCCTTCTTGGCAATTGTCACATTGTCACTCAGATGGGCGGCAAGCTCTTCCTCGTCAGACAAGGCATCCAACGAATCGAGAATGATAAAAGCGTGATCTGAAGTCTGGTTGTCCAGAAACTTGTCCAGCCACTGCTCAAACCCTTCCACCGTGAAGATATCGTCGCTGATAGCTACCTTGGAAAGAGGAATGCCCAGACTCTCAGCAAAGCGTGAGTCAAAGGCATGCTCAGCATCAATATACTGAACTTCGCTGTTCTCCGGATACTTCATCAGGAAGTTCGCCGCGCTTTCCATAGCAATCAGTGTCTTCCCCGAAGAGGGATTGCCAATAATATTGGCGATTCGGCCTTCTCCCCATCCCCCACCGAGAATACAATCCAGTAGTGTACAGCCGGTAGGGATAAAACTGATTTCCTCTGTAGCCGATGTAGAAGTAGCTACACGTTTGGCACCTTCCTTGGTGCGAGTGCTCTTGGGCATGTGTAACTCCGTTTACGTGGTACGGTGGGATGCCTCTTCAATGGAACGCTGTACCAATTCATGCAAGGCAAGTCCAAGCAGATGCGTATCAGGCATCTGATTCTTCTGAATCTTGTCAAGAGTAGGATTGAAGTCGGTGCTTACATCAATGCTCCCGTCCTTCTTTTCCTGAATCGTGATCGTTACCGAGTTCATAAGCTCTCTCTATTTGAATTGATCTAAAAAACCTGTTAGACTTAAAAAGGTGGAGCCAAGACGGCACCGGTCAGACTTCCTGTTCAAGCACGACCCGCACATCCCTATGCAACTCCGATGCCGCCTTGGCCCCTAAACTTCAGTCTCCGTTAAGGACACTATCGAGCTTCGCAGAAGCAGAAGACAAACGGCCCCCGCCTCGGCGTGAAGAAGTGAGAGGCGCTTCCTCTTCAGGAACCTCTTCTTCTTCAGTGCCTTCGCTCAAGTCAAGGGAGATTTCCTCCGTCGATGCTTCTGCACCCTCATCCCTTCCAAGATCGGGAAGGTCATCCTCTGATCCTCCGTAGGTTTCCGTATCCACGTCCGTTTCCGTATACGCGGATGCTTCCTTCTCGGGACCACTGATAGACTCTACCCCACCCCAGAGGCGCTGAAGTTCGTCATAGCTCTTCACTTCGATCATGTCCGGAAGGGAATGTTTAGTTACCCATTCCAAGACATTCGCCGTCACCTTCTCGTTTTCAAAGATCGGGCTAGGCTCACTCTCCAACTGAAGAGCCGAGTACTGCGTGAACTCTCCGGACTTCGTGGCAGTAAACAATACGTCCCGACCCTCGTAGGGATCATCAAAGAGAATGCTGGTGCCACGCTTTTCATCATAGGCCAGCACCATCAGGGACATATGAATCTGCTTCATGGGGACGACCCACCACTGCGGTCCGGCCTTGGCGTTGTTGCGGTCGATCAACCACACCAGAACACCCTCTTTCGGGAAAAGCTGCTTGGCATTTTCCCGATCTCCACGCTGGTAAAGTGCCAATCGATCCTCACAGATCGGGCATTTCTCAGCCGGGAACTTCTCAGGCATCTGCTGATGCATGAAATTCGGACACAGCACAACGCCCCCGCCAACACCAAAGTGCCGACCGACACGCAAGCCGTACATTTCATAGCTCTGCCAACTCGGATCAGGCGGCAAAATACGAATGGAGTGACGCATCGGTGAAGGCTTCCACTGACGGGGCTTCACCGAAGGATGCATAAAGTCAGGCCCACCCGAAGTCGGTGAGTACGCCTGATTGCGCAGCCATGCATCGGCACTGCGACGCTGCAAGGTAAATCCTTTACCACTCATGATTCCTGTACCTCTTCTACAATAAGACGCTGGTGCGAATGCACATAGTCTTTCAATTCCTCTCCAACCTTCACTCTAACAGAAGAAAAGTTTGTGTCAAGCCAATTTCCCTCATCATCCTTATACTGCGATTTAACTGAAATATCATCCGGTCCTTGGTTATTTACTCTAACTGTCGTCGTCATGACTTTGCACCTCTTGCTCGCCGCTGTGCGGCTTCTGCCACCACTACATCTTCGGGTAGATAAACACCCCGCGTGGCCCTGATCTTCTCTCGTTCCTTGTCTGAGAGTTCCTTCAACCGAAATCCATACTGGCGATAGGAATCATGAAGGGCTTTCCACTTGCGCTCATCATGCTTGGCAGCAAAGACGGCCTGTTTGGCTTCCCGTACATCTTCTACCAATTCAATATGAGCCGCAACCAAGCGATCTGTCACACGCTCCCCGGTTTCCCGAAGTTCCTTTCGGATATCGATCTCGGCACGGGCCAGAGCCACTTCCAGATTATCCATGCATTCATCCAGTATACGCTGAGCATCTGTCCACTCATCATACACATCAAAATAGGAACTGGCGTGTTTGCCTTGAGCTTCGTTTAATCTGAGAACCGGGTCAATATCCAGCACGTCTCGGTAAGCTTGATACCGTGCTGCGGTGCGCTCATCCATCTTTATTTAATTCCTCCAGCTCCTGTAGAAAAAGTATAGCACAGGTTTTGTAAATGATTGACAACCTTATAAACTCTTGTATCCTGAAAGTGTAATACATGGAGGTTGTACCGTGGCTATAGATAATTACGATGATGACATGAACAGTAGCGACCCTCTCATCCTGTTTCTGCAAGCTTTAGCAGATGCACCCCCCGATCCGTGTATGGACTGTCCCCGCTACTATTACTGTGCAGAACATCATACCGCATGTGATGATTACCGTGTATACATTGAATACGGGGTAGCCATCAATTCAGATCGTCATCCTTCCCGCGCTATTTTCCAGAAGTCTGAACTGCTTTGATATGCAAAGGCTCAACATAATTGAGCCACTTGGAAAACATTA